CTATCGGGCGAAATCGCTGATATCCAGGTCCGGAATTGCGTCCGCCCAGACCACCTCCTCGTGGTCGCGCTGATAGTTTTTCGTCATATCCTCGCTGGCATGGCCGGCGATCTTCTGCCCGTCCTTTCCGGCTTTCTTGTACAGGTGCAGCGACAGCGCCCTGACTTCATGGAAGCCCGGCATCTCCTCCTCACTCCACCCCGCATAACAGCCTGCCGCATCCCTGGCCTCCTTGAAGGCCCTGGTTAGGTAGCGCTCCTCGATCTTCGTCCAGTGCTCCTTCTGCTCCGCCTGCTTTTGCTTTTTCCGTTCCGGCCGGCGGTGAATCAGGAAGGGGGACGGGATGTTGTCCCGGCACCTGCTGAGCACGGCCTGTAGCTCAGGCGTCACCCGGAAGCGAATCCAGGCCGCGTCGCTGGCCTTGGCGGTCTTCTGTTGGACAACGTACAGAAACCCGTCGCGAACGTCGTCGAATCGCATGGCCAGTATGTCGGTCCGGCGCTGGGCGGTGATCAGCGCCAGGTCAATCGCATTCTGCAGCCAGGCCGGCGCCTTCTCGCGAATGGCCCTCAGCCCCTCTACGGTATGTCGCCGCCGCTGCTTCTTCTCGATCTTCGGAATGGTGCAGATGGCCGGGTTGTCCGGGCAAAGGCCTTTCGCCACTGCGTGGTTGAAGATGTCGATCAGAAGCGCCCGGGCCTGGTTCGCCGCCCGGGGCGTCAGGCTGTCGAGCAGGTCCGCGATCATGCGGATGGTGATCTCGTTGACCGCCTGGGTGGGCCAGGCCTTCCGGAATTGCCGGAGCCGCACTTCGTACAGATCGAGCGTACCTTTCGCCAGTTCGCGCGGCGGGAGGATCTTCTCCTTGTAGTGGTCGAGGAAGTCGACGAACAGATCGGTGGATCCGCCTTTCACCTTGGATACCAGGTCGGCGCCGCCAATGAACTCCATGTTCAGCTGCTTGGCCGCGTTGATCGCCTTGGCCCGGTCGGCACCAAAGGGGAACCACTTTCCATCCGTCGGCCTTCTGTAGCGGTAGGTTCCGCGCCTGGAGTCCAAGTAGAGGTTCTCGGGGAGCCCCTTGTTGGCCTTGTTCCGTGGTCGAGGTGACATCACGCGGCTCCTCGTAGAACCATGGCGACCAGGTCGTTGCTGGTCGATTTGCTGAACGCCGTCCAGTCGACGAACCAGAGTTTGCCGATCCGCTCGCCCGGGAGGATGCCGTCCCTGAGCTGGTTGCGGATCGCCTGGCCGGACAATGGCGTTCCGTTGGTGCCCCAGCGGCGCCGCTGGAACTCGCTGATCTTGATGAGTTCTTTTCGCATAGCAATGCCTCAATGCGCCGGCGTACCGGCGCCGCATGAATTAGGTGTTGGGTTCGGCGAGGCTCTTCAGCAGCGTCTGGAGCTGGCGCACCTTCTCCAAATTGGCGGCGTTCGCCTCCAGCTCCTGCTCGATCGTCAGCGCAGCCTCCTCGACTCGCGCCGCCAGGGCCTGGACCTTCGCCGAGAACTCCTCGCCCAGCGTCTTCAACTGGCTGGCCAGGTCGCCGAGAAGTTCGATGGGGCTGGCGCTGCTGGCCTTCGCGGCCGGCTTGATGCTGGTGACGACCTGGGGCATGGATTGGTCCTTCTGGAGTGGGATTCTGACTTCGGTTCGCAGGTACATCTGGCGGTCGGCCTCGCGGATCAGCCCGGCCTCCTTCAGGTCGTTCAGGCACGCGCGGATCACCGACAGCTCCGCGCTGCTGTGGCCGCCGGCCGCCAGGGCGCCCTTGATCTGCAGGGGCGTCCATGGCGACTGGATCGGGACCACGTCGTAGACCTTCCGGGCCAGGGCGGTCTGGGCCCTGAGGAGGGACTGCTGCCTGGTCGGCGTCATAGGCTGCACCCCCACTGCATGGCGGCGAATGCCGGGACGAGCGGGATGGCGATGACCGCGCCGGCGACCGCCAGGCCGAGCAGCGCGCCGCCGGCGGCGAGGATCAGGGCTCTACGCATCGCTCCCTCCTGCCGTCGGCGCGGCAGCACGGTCCAGGCGCTCGATCTCGGCCAGCGCCAGGGCGCAGGAGCGGACGAGATTGCTGCGCGCGTCCTTAGGCTTCCACCAGCGGGCATCCCACGGCCAGGCCAGCGACACCAGCAGAGCTGTGGTTTTATCATCCGCCGCGCTGGAGCCGGCCAGGGCGTAGCAGGCGGCGGCGCGGGCCATCTGGCCGTGGTCGTGCTCGTCGTCATGCTCCGGCGTCCAGCCCTCGGCCGCCACCTGGCGGCGCCGCTCGGCCTGCACGTCGAGCCAGGCCTGGGCGGCGCCGGCCTTGTCTGCTCGCACGTACTCGATGCCATCGTCGATATCGTTCTCGCACCAACTGACCTCGGTCAGTTCGCTGAAGTCGACGTCGCGCGGACATTCGGCGCCCACGATGAGGTAGATGCGTTCCGGTGCGGTCTGGATGATCCGCTCCCCCTGCGCGCCCTCTGCCTGCCCGGTGTGCTGCGAGGCGAGGATCTGCTGCGCCATCCAGATTTCGTTCCCGGTGATGTAGACCTGGGTGAAGTCACCTTTGATGGCCTTGCCGCTGTAGAGGCCGGCGATGTGGCGGATCAGGTCCATTGTCATGGTCATGGCTTAGTCCTCGGCGGGGTACTGGCGATGGCCGCGCTCGCCCTGGCGGGCGTCGATGGCGGCCTGGATCAGTTGGCGGCCCAGCTGCTGCATCTGGTCGGGGTAGAGCAGGGCGCCCAGGCGGGGCAGGCCGCTGACTTCGGCGATGGGGTTGCCCTGCTGGTCGAGGCGGTGCTCGACGGTCAACTGGATGGGTTGCATTGTGCGGGCTCCTTGGCCGGCGGCGTGCAGCGCAGGCAGTCGCATTCGTTGGTGGGGCGGCCGGTGCCGCGGCAGTATTCAGGGCGGTTCATTGGATCTCCCAGAGCAGTTTCTGCCCCTGGTTCGGCGTCTCGACGCGCGGGCGGCTGGGGCAGTTCCAACTGCCGCCGCCGCGGATGCCGACCAGGTGCCAGCCGCTGGCGCGCAGGCTGGCGCCGGCCTCGCTGGCGAGGATGTAGGTGATGAGGCGGCGGTAGCCCAGGGCGCGGGTGGCGCGCCAGGCTGCGCCGTAGAGCTTCGAGCAGCCATTGCGGGTGCCGTCGGTGCAGCAGCGGGTTACCTCGAGCGTCAGGCCGTCGTCGAGGTGGCGCGCGACGGGGCGGCCGACGATGGCCACCCCGACGATGCGGTCCCCGGCGGCCAGGCCAAGGCTGAACTTGTGGCCCTGGACTGGGCCGTGGTGGCGGTGGTGCTGCTCGACGAACGTGTTGGCCTCTGCGAGGGTGAGGGGGCAGATGTCGAGTCGCCCCATCGCTATCCCTCGCCAGGCCGGTTGCGGATCAGCGCGCGCTTCGCCCAACTGGTGCGATCGAGCAGCATGCTGGTGATGAAGTAGAAGTTGCGCCGGCGGTTGACGATGATCTCCTCGTGCTTCGGGTCGCCCGGGTTGAGCACCTGGTGGACGCGGAAGTGCTTGATCTCGCCCCGGGCGTCGTAGACGCGCAGCTTGTCGCCGGCACGCACCTGGCCTGCGGCCCGCACCTCGGTCCACTCGAATTCCTCCTCACGCAGGACGCTGGCGCAGGCGGTTTGCGCCGCGCGCGCCAGCGCCCGGGCCAGGTCGGCGGGCGTCTGGCGCCGGATCACTTCGGGGTTGAACTCGCGCGCGCACAGCTTGATGAAGTAGTCGGCATCGAGGCCGTGGTCGTTGGTCATGGTTCAATCCATCTGGTAGTAGACGTGGCAGGAGATGCCGGCCGCCTGCAGGTGCTTGGCCATGGCCTGCACGCCGGCGGCGCGGCGGTTACCAATGCCGGCGAATGGCGCATCAAGGTGGAACCAGCCAGCGAAGCGGCCTTTGAAGAGCACCGGAATACCGGCCTTCTTGAGCGAGGCGGTGCGGACGCCGGCGAGGTCGGTCAGAACCACGTGATCCAGGTTCGCGGAGCCGCCGTCATCAGGCTGGGCCGTTGCGGCGGCGTGGCCTGCCTCGATGGCCTCCCGGCACAGCGCGGCGATATGCTTCAGGTCAGTCATGGCGTCACCCGCTTGAACTCGACCACCCATACCCAGGGGTTGGCGGCCCAGCTGCCGGCACCGTTGAGCGATTCCCAGAGGAAGCCGAACGCTCCCTTGGCGGTATCACCCCAGCAGCCGATGTCCGCACACGCCTGGCGAGCGTGGTCGCATTGCTCGCCGCGAACCCCCTCTGCCAGTGCCTGCTCCTCGCTGATGTCCTGCAGGTGTTCGACGCGCACAGCGGTGATCTCCAGCAGGATGCGGCTGGCCCAGCGCGGCATGTGGATGCTTGGGCGGTGGCGCCAGATCTTGTTCGGCTCCGCTACGGAATAGGCGCCGTTGCGCAAGCCGCTCGGGTAGTGGCGGTTGGGCTCGTTCGGCGGGGTGCCGTCGGCCGAGTAGACAATCCGCTTGCTGCCGAACCAGGCACCGGTGTCGTCTTCCGGGTAGGTTGCCTGCCAGTCGCCAGCCTGCCACCAGCTCTCGCGAACCCACAGGCGGTCGCCTGGCCGGCCATATGGGCACTGCGAAAGCATTTCCTCCTTCCGTCCGAGCAGCGGCTGGCCCTTCCAGGTCCAAGAGCCGCCAGCAATTGCTGGTGGTGGAACTGGGATGCCGATCGGCGCGGGCTTGACCGTGCGTCTGGTGACCGTCTTCCGGCCTTCTAGGATGGCGCGCACCATGGCGCCGCCGAACAGAATGGGACGCTCCTTCATGCTGCACTCCTTGCGGGCTCGATGATGGTGCTTGCCATGGCGATCTTCATTCCCAAGTTCATGGCAAGGGTGCGCTCGATGTTGGCGCCGCGGGAGGCGAGCCAACCTGGCAGCAGGGCGATGGTTTCGCAGGTGACCAGTTGGGCCAGGGCCAGGCGCATGTAGCCGGCCCAGGTGCCGCAGGCGGGCGCCGCGTTCTCGGCCGGGTTCTCGACGTGGTAACCGAGCTGGCGCAGGCGCTCGGCCTCGGCGTGGAAGGCCGGGTAGTTGAACTCCGGCAGGCCGGTCATGGGGCCGGCGAGGTAGATGCGTTGAGTCATGCTGCTGCCTCGATCTGCGCGAAGACGGGGAGCGCGCTGGCGAGCCTACGAACTGCCGCCATCTGGTCGACCTCATAGCCCCAGATGTTCCCGTCGCTCAGGCGCGCCCGCTCTGGGCCGAGATAGAACGGGTGCAGCTTCTTGCCGGTACGGATGTAGTCGCGGAACAGGCAGACCAGGTCGCGGAGCGTCCCGCCGTGGCTGAAGCCTCGCCAGCGCCCGCCCCAGGTGGTCGGGTGGGTGTAGATCCGCTTCCCGCTGTAGTCGTCGATGAACCAGATGCGGCCGCGCTCGTCGACCTGCATGCAGGCGTATCGCTGCTGGGCTTGGTTGAAGAAGAACCGCCGGCCGTGGTCGGCGATGATGCGGATGGCCTGGTTGACGTGTTCGGCACGCTGCTGCTTGTCGGCCAGTTTTTTCGATGGCATGACGAATCCTTGCGCCTACTGGCGCGGGGCTTGTGGAAGAGGGATGGCTGGGGCGGATCAGGTCAGTTCGAATTCTTGCTGGCGCCGGATCGGCACCGCCGCCGGCGGCGGCATGGCCTGGCCATGGTCCTTGAGGAAGCGCTGGGCGAGCTGGCGCAGCTGGTTCTCGCCGATGTCGCGGCGCTCGATCAGGTGCTCGCCTGGGTTGCGGACGCCCTCGATCTGCTCGCGCTTCACGCCGAGCACGTCGGAGACGATCGGGTCGCTGCCTTCGTCGGAAATGAGGAAGAAGGCCTGCACCGGCAGCGTCTGGCCGTCGCGGTGCACGCGGCCGATGCACTGCTCATGCACGCCCGGCGACCAGTCGAGTTCGCCGAAGACCACCGTGCTGCAGACGTGCTGCAGGCCGTCGATGCCGGCGCCGGCGCGGAGGCTGATCAGCATCACCTTGCTCTCGCCGGCGATGAACGCATCCTTGGCGGCCTGCTTCTCCTTCGGCGACTCGCTGCCGGTGTACATGACCGGGTTGAAGTCGGCGAGCTTCTCCTGCCAGATGCCGTAGACCTCGCGGTGCCAGCCGAACAGCATCACCTGCTGACCGCTTTCCACCAGAAGGCGCACGAACTCGGCGACATAGGGCGCCTTGGCCACGCCGGTGGCCTGGCGCACCAGTTGGTCGAACTCGCCGGCGGCGCGCATCTTCTCGCCGCGGTAGGCCTCGTTCGCCGCAAGGATGGTCTTGGCCAGCGCAACGGCGTCGCCGGTGATCCGTGCCAGCGCGGCGCTGTCGGACTCGATCTCGTGGGGGATCTTGGCCAGGGCCGGCAGCTCCCGGCCGACTTCCGCCCGGGTGCGCCGGAGCATGATGCCCTCGCGGCGCAGGTAGGTGCCGAACTGCTCGGCGTCGCGCAGCTTGGGCTTCTCCCCAGGGCTGCCAATGCACCACTCGCGCAGGAACTCGTCGTAGCCGCCCAGGCAGTCGGGGATCAGCGGGTTCACGACGTGGTAGAACTCCGATCCGTAGTTATAGATCGGCGTGGCCGTCAGGCCCATGCGCAGCCGCGCCTGGCTGGCCAGGTAGCAGCAGGCCCGGTAGATGTCGCTGTCGGGGCTGCGCAACTGCTGGCACTCCTCAAACACGGCGTACTGCACGATCTCGCCCAGGACCTCGGCCCAGCCGCGCAGCTTGTGGTAGCTGACCAGGATGACGTCGGGCAGGGTGTCCCAGAGGTCGGCGATGCGCTGGCGCGGCTGCTTGGTCAGCGGGTAGGGCTGGCCCTTACGGATGTGGTGCACGCGCAGGGCCGGCGCGAACTCGGCAAGCTTCTCCGGCCAGTGGTTGGGCAGCGCCGCCGGGTAGACCACCACCGCCGGCAGGTTGGCCGGCACGGCCATGGGGCACATGCCGGTGACCGTCTTGCCGAGGCCGAGGTCATCGGCCAGCAGCAGGCCGCCGCGGATCTCGATCTGGGCCGCGGCGAACCGTTGGTACTCCCTGGGCGGCTTGGCCAGGTCGAACGGCGGGATCGGCAGTCGGCCCGCGACCAGCTCCGCCAGGCTGCGCTCCATGGCATGGTGCTGGTCGGCCAGGTGCTCGAGGCTGGCCCGGGCGTCCGCCTCCATCTCCATGGGGTAGCGCTGCAGGAACCACAGCAGTTCCCGGCTGTTCTCCGGGCTGCCCAGCAGGTCGATGTGGGCGGCCGCCTGCTGCAGCGCGCGGGGGAACACCCGCTTCAGCCTGGACCTGACCTGCGGCTCGCAGCTGATCCGCCAGTAGCGGCCGTTGTACATCACGGTTCCGTAGTTCGTCATAGTGCTTGTCGTCCCAGTCGTACCATCTGGAAGGCCTTGCCGCCCCAGGCTGGGCGATCTTTCAAGGGCGCCGCGGCCCACCGCTGCGTACTGGCCAGCAGCACGCCGGTGACCTGCGGCAGGTGGATGTAGCGGTCGACCTGGCGCAGCGCCTCGGCGAGGGTGCCGTCGACCTTCACCTCGATCACCAGCCCGTCGAGCCAGAAGTCGGCGCGGTTCTTGGCGTCGAGGACGTGCTCGCGCTCGAAGCTGATGCCGGCCTGGGCGAGCACTTCGGCCATGGCCTCGTGTAGCTTCACCTCGCTGCTGTAGCGGTAGAGGTAGCCGCCCAGGAGCCGGGCCGCGTGCGACAGGTGCATGTGGATCGGCGAGGCGTCCCCGGTGCGAAGCGGGGCGCCGGCCTGCTGGTCTTGTTGCATGAGGAGTTCCTTGCGCCGCTGGCGCTTCAGTTGCGGTCGCGCAGGTCCAGCTCGTTGCCGGTGTCGGCGAACACCAGCATGCCGTTCTCTACCTCTCGCTCTTTCATGAGCAAGGAAGCGGCCAAGCTGTCTTTCCCTGCGGACAGGCTGGTGATGTTGTATTCGCTCATGCGCGCCTCAGGTCGTCGTTGAAAATGTCGAGTTGTGCGGCGCCTTCAATCCATGCCGTGGCCAGGCGGGTGCGGGCGATCGCGGCATACTCGGGGTTGAGTTCGAGGAGCACCGAGCGGCGCCCCTCCTGCATGGCGACGAGGCCGGTGGTGCCGGCTCCGCCGAAGGGATCGAGGATCAGGCCGTCACGCGGCGCGCCGGCGAGCACGCAGGGCCGGATCAGGTCCGGCGGGAACGTGGCGAAGTGCGCCCCCTTGAATCCGGCCGTGGACACCGACCAGACGCTGCGCTTGTTCCGCGTTTCGCTGTAGTCGATGTCGGGGCGATCCGGCCGATGCTGGGCCTTCTGGCCATGGGTGCCGGCGGTGTTCTTGGTCTCCCGGGCGAAGCTGTAGCGCTTGCTCCGGCTGCCGCCCACGGCCTTCATGGCGCCGTTGCTCTTGCCTGGTGTCGCAGATCCTCGCTGCTGCTCCCAGGCGCCCTGGGCAAGGCGTGCGGTTGAGGCCGGCGCCAAGGGCTCCGCGATCGCCTCCCGGTCAAAGTAGTAGCGGGGCGACTTGCTGAGCATGAACAGGTACTCGTGGGCCTTTGTGCAGCGGTCGCGCACGCTCTCCGGCATGGGGTTGGACTTGTGCCAGATGATGTCCTGGCGCAGATACCAGCCGTCATCCTGCAGCGCGAACGCCAGCCGCCAGGGGATGCCGACCAGGTCCTTGTGCTTGAGGCCCTTGGGTGCGGATCGCCACCCGGAGGCTTCGCCTCGGCCTTTCCAGGCGCCGTCCCGACGCTCCGTCATGAACCGGCCGCCACCACCTCGGCCGCCGCTGGCATAGCTGTCGCCTATGTTCACCCAGAGGGTGCCGTCGGCGCGGAGCACGCGGCGGACCTCGCGGAACACCTCGACCAGGCGCGCCACGAACTCGGCGGGCGTCTTCTCAAGGCCTATCTGGCCGGCCATGCCGTAGTCGCGCAGACCGAAGTAGGGCGGACTGGTGATGCAGCAGTGCACTGACTCGTCGGGCATCGCCCGGAGCAGTTCCAGGCAGTCGCCGACCAGTATCTGGTGAGCGGGAGTCATGGCCCCTCCAGGTTGGGCATGGACGAATCAGGGGAGGCGTCGCCTCCCCATGGTCATGTCGGTGTCATGCCAGCCGGCCAGCCAGAGCGAGCGGACATTGAGCTGTCCGAGGCTGTAGGGGCAGGCGTCGCGGGATTTCCGCTGCTGGCGCGCGAGGCCGCCGGCGATGTACTCGGCCGTGTTCTCCGGCCATGGCTCGGGCGGGCGGCGCTTCATTGCTCGCTCCGGTCGAGGGCAGCTGCCTCGCGCCGGCCCTCCGCCTCAAGCCTGCGCGCCACGCTTTCGCTTATCGTGATTTCGTGGCGCGGGATGGCGAGCAACTGCGCGGCACCCTCCGGGCCCATGGCGTGGGCGTTGAGGATCAGCAACTGCACGGCCTCGGCCTTCTGCTCGATGTCGGCCCAGCGCATCAGGTCGTCCAGCTTGGTGAGCACGCCGGGGCGAACCCGGTGCCGCAGTTCCTCCTCGCCGATCTCGGCGCGCTTCGCTGCGGCCTTGGCGGAGCGCTCCTGTTGCGTCTTGGCCATCAGCCTTCCATCCCGATGTCATCGCGGGCCCGCTGCTCCAGCTCGCGGGCCCGCTCGCAGGCCGCGCCGTGGGTGCGGCGGAAGCCGCGCACCAGGCCGGTGGCGCTCTCGACGATGTGGAAGAAGCCGCGTCCGGCCGGCTTCACCTGGTACAGCGGCACCTCGACCGCCAGGCGGCGGCGGATGGCGAACGCATCGCGCGCGGCGGCGGTCTGGCGGAGCAGGTCGGCCAGCGGCTGCTGGCGGGGGATCAGCTGTTGCATGGCGTTTTCCTCGGTTGGGTGGCTTCCTTTCGGCAGCACTCGGTCGCGCGGCTGTGCGCCGGTGGGCGCCGCGGTGAGTGCTGTCGGAAAGAAACTGGAGAGGGAAGGGGAAAGGCCGGCGGTGCCGGCCCTTCGGTCTCACAAACGCCGCCGTATGTGAGTGTTTCGCGGCCCGCCCGGCTTGTTGCCGAACTACCTGGGTTGAAGGTCTACATGGCTGCCGCTCCTCCTGCAGGGGTTACTGGTAGGTCTTGGTCAGCGAGCCGCTGACCGACTTGCCTCGGCCCAGGACTACCGTTGCCAGCGCGGCGCGGTCCTGGTGTGAATGGCTGGCCTGTCGCAGCAGGCCGAAGTAGCTGTTGGCGACGATCCGCAAATCCTCGGGCGGCGCAGCGGCTACTCGCCGGAGCGCCTCCTTCGCGGTCCGCTTCCTGGTCGTTCGTCGCCAGGGCTTGATGACGTGCCCGACGAAGTCGACGCCGCGCTCAACGGGCTGCAGGATGGTCTTCTTCGGGTTGAGCTTGGCGCCCAGGCTGGGCAGGAAGACCTCGATCGCTTCGCGCCACTCGTTGAGCTGCTGCGGTGACTCGTGCAGCAGCAGGAAGTCGTCGACGTAGCGTATGTAGTACCGAGCGCGCAGCTGGTGCTTCACGAACTGATCCAGCGCGTTGAGGTAGATGTTCGCGAAGAACTGGCTGCTGAGGTTGCCGATGGGAAGTCCCAGGTGTGCCGGCTGGGAGGCGAGCTGCTTGTGCTGTGGGACCTTGTTGAAAAGCTTGGGCGAGCTGCGCACCTCGTAGTCGGTCCGTGGATCGTGCCAGAGGATCTGCAGCGCCAGGCGCCGCCACCAGGTGTCATCGATCAGGCGCACCAGCTGGTTGCTGAGCACGCGCTTGTCGATCGTGACGAAGAAGTTCGCCAGGTCCAGCTTGAGGTAGTGCGCCGGGCGGCTCCAGTTCTGCGTCACGCTCCGTATCTTGCTTTCGAGCCGCTCGGCGGCGTACAGCGTGCCGCGGCCCGGGATGCAGGCACAGCTGTCGGCGACGAACTTTGCTTCGATGCTGGCGCCGACGTGGTTGTAGAGCAGGTGATGCACTATGCGGTCGCGGAATTCTGCGGCCCACACCTCGCGATGCTTCGGCCGGGTGACGACGAAGCAGATGCTTCGGCCAGGCCGGTAGGTGCCGGCCAGCAGTTCGTCGTGCAGATCCAGCAGGTTCTCCTCGAGGTTCATCTCGAAGTGCCGTGCGCTGTTGGTGTTGCGCTTGTGGCGCCGGCAGTCGAAGTAGGCCTGGGCCAGGTCTTCGAAAGTGAAGGGTGCAACCATCAAATCTGCGGACGGGGCGGGCGACGCGCTCGCGGCTCTTGTCGTTGTTGATCTGCCAGCCATCTTCGAAGTCCATGTTGTAGGCGTTGTTGGCGGAGCGCTGCGACCTATCGTGCTATCCACGTTGCCCGGCTGATCACTCAGCAGGGAAACTGCGCCAGGCCTCGCCGGATTACCGGTGGTCCCTGTGGGTGCGCATGGCGGTGCCCGACCGGGCAGCGGCACGACCAGATTTGGCGCGCAGGCGAGAGGGCCGTAACCCTCAGGCAGCGGGCGCGGTTGCGGCTTTCTTCCAGGCGTTGGCCTGGCGGCCGATGGAAGCGGTGAGCTTCATGGCCTGGGCTTGCTGCGGGACGCTGATGAAGCGTTCATTCGCCATCGCGCGCAGTAGCAGGTTGATCTTCCAGATGCTCTGGAGCAGCTCATCAAGGAGCGGGCGACGATTGCGATCCATGTTGGCTCGGCCGATCAGCACCAGGACCTCCAGGGCCTCATCGCGGAGCTTGCCGCCGATGAGTTGCTTCATGTCGCGCGGGATGTGCCGAACCAGCTTGAGCACGACGCCGAACAGCTCCTCGGCACTGCGGTGGATTTCGAGTTCGGTGTGCAGCGCCATCCCGACTACCTCGAAAAGCGAGGGCGCTGACGCGCCCATGAATGAAGGATTGAAGGACTAAATGAATTTCCTGCGGACGGGGCGGGCGACGCGCTCGCGGCTCTTGGCGGTGTTGACCTGCCAGCCATCTTCGAAGTCCAGGCTGGAGGCGGTGAAGGCGGAGCGCTGCGTGCTCGACCAGTGATACCCCTCGCTGAACAGTTCGGGCACGTTCGCCTCGGCGATCTGGTACTCGCGACGGGAGCCAAGGTAGAAGTCGGTATGGCCATCGGCGGTGTATCCCGAGGCCAGTTTCGCCGCCGGGTGCTCCTCGCTGTCGGCCAGCAGGGCCCGGGTGTTCGCCAGGCCGTCGCTGGCACTGTCGGCGCCCTCGGTTTCGTGCCCGTAGCCACCATAGGCAGCGCGGAACTCCGCAGCGGGGCCGCCAGCCACGATCAGGTAGTAGTCGCGACCGCCATTCTCGCCGCGCATCAGGCCGGCGTTGTGGCCGCCCTCGCCGGGCCAGTAGGCGCCGAGCGGCGGGATGATGCTGGTCGGCTCAATGGTACTGAGCATGGTGGCCTGTATTGGCTCGGCGACCAGGTCGGCGCCATGGAAGTTGATGGTCAGGTGGTTCAGGCGCCCGATCTTCAACGCGGGCAGCTGCTTCGCTTGCATGGGAAGTCCTCGGTGGAATAGGGCGCAGGCGGCCGGCGCTTGCCCGGCGTGCTTCTGGTCTGGCCGCGGTGGGCGCGGCCCCGCGAATCGCCTGCTGGAGAAAGGAATGAAGGAGTGAATTACTGGAGGATGAGCACGCTGCGGACGGGGCGGGCGACGCGCTCGCGGCTCTTGACGTCGTTGACCTGCCAGCCATCTCCGAAGTCCATGATGTAGGCGAGGTCGGCGGAGCGCTGCGCACTGAGCCAGTAGAAGCGATCCTCGCGCAGGTCGGTGATCAGGCCGGCGTGCTTGGCCGCCATCAGCAGTTGGCCCTCCAGCGGGGCAGCGATGTGCGCGCCCAGTTCCAGGACCTTCCTGGCCAGCTCACTGCCGGCCTCGGCCATGGCGCGGGTGTTGGCCAGGCCGTCGACGTAGTGGGTGAGCACGTCCAGGCCGTACTCGCCCCAGGCGCCTTCCAGTTCGTACTCGGGGCCGAGCATTACCAGGGCGCGCTCCTGGGCGTTCACCCAGTAGCGTTCAACGAAGGTGCCGCCGGCCAAGGGCTGGCCGCGGGCGGGAAGTTCTGCAGCGGAAATGCTGGTGATGATCTCGGTCATGGTGCTGTCCTTGTGCTCGACTGGGCGTAAAAAGGCCCGGCCGGAGCCGGGCAATACCAAGGGGGGTGTTGATGCTCGTCGCATCCCGAAGCGCCCTTGGGTGAAGGCGCTTCAGTGATGCTCTCGGTGTCGCTGGTAGTGGCTTTTTGCTCTTGCTAATCTCTGGTGCGTCGAGATTTCGAGGCGAGAGCCATGGATGCGAAAAATCTTGCGGTACTCATGCAACTGAAGAAGGCGATGGACGAGGCGAACCCTCCCGCCATTCCGACGCCCTTTGAGCCCACCCCTGAGAAGCCTCCGAAAACGGGCTGGATCGTGGCGAATTGCCGCTTCTGCAAGACCACCAAGTTCAGGTATAGGGCTGAATGGGTTAACCCTCCCGTGATGTGTGAGGGCTGCCGAAACGAGCGAAAGACACGCTATCGGCAAGGCACGGGCGACACGCTCTACGCCGAAACCCAGGTCTTCCATGGCGGCAGCCCTGGCTCAGGGCGCCGCAAGTAACGCTTTCCGCGAAGCCCTGAGCCAGGGCCTCCTGGAGAGCGTCCGGCCCACGCGCGGCGGGCCGGTGATCTCTTCCTCTTGCACAGGCTGCGGTCGCTTATCCGCTGCAGCTTTCACGGTGCCCTGGGCGCAATCCTCAGTGGCCGTACCGTTACACCCTGCAGAACCACCTCCCCGGTGATCCCTCGCTAGAGTCTTCCTGTGCCCGGCACGGATTGATGTCCGCTGCCGCCTACCGTTGCGCGGTAGGTCCGCTGGCTATGCGTCGGCCAGCTCGGCGTTCATCTGGTTGTTAAAGAGCGGTGCCCGGGTGGGCTGCCGGTGAACTGGCGTGGAATCAAGATAAGCCAATGCCTAATCTCATTGCAATAGGCAATGGCTAATTATTTTGCATAGCCTTATCTGCCGGTGATTAGGCGATGCCTTGCAGGCGTACAGGAATGTCGATACTGTATGTACATACAGTTATTGCAAAAGGAGAGTTGTAATGGCGAAGCAAGCAAAGAGGCAGGAACCCCGCGCACCGAGCAGCTACGAGGTTCTGGGGAGAAGAATTCAGCGGCTGATGGGCATGCCGGCCGCGCAGCTGGCGCGGTCGCTGACCATCAGGAAGGAGGAGGGCGAGAGCCAGGCTGACTGGGATCGGCTACTGGACGAGATGAGCCTGGCTGACGGGGTGGATATCGAGGAGGGAGAGGAGGGCGCTGTCACAATCCGGTGGCAGGTGGACGAGAGCGCCTGGTAGGAGGAAGAGGCCATAAACGAAAAGCCCCGCACTGCGGGGCTTTTCGTTATGCGGCGAGCGCGGCTGTCAGATGCTTGGGCCCGGTATATATGATCACCGAAGCTGCGTCGGCCAGCGCGGTGGCGGCCTTTCGGTTGTCCTCTTCATCGCCGGGCTCAAGGATTACACGGCGCAGGGTCTCCTCGTGGGCATTTTTGATGTCCAGCATCTTGCCGACGGCGCGGTAAACCAGGCTCCAATCAACCTTCCCATCCTTGGTGGAAACGGTCTGGATTAGCGTCGTCTGCCCACTCTCGGCCTCAATGGCGAAGGGGAGTGTCAGTTGATGCCCGCTTGCGCCGACGATCTTGTAATCAGTCCTCAGTGCTTTCGGATAGGCCGCCTTCAGGGCGGAGCCAACCACCTGGTCAAACCGCGAGATGGGTGATGGGCGCATCTTGTTACAGGCGAAACCTACATGCTCAGCGGCCTCAATGAACCGGGCGAGGTAGAAGCCTAGTTGACTCTCCGGGCATGCCTTGAAGATTTCACCCTGGTCGGATAGCTCCAGGCCGCTGGCAGCGACTAGCTCAGCCATCTTTCGACCGCGCTCTGCCGTTGGCTTGACGCCATGCGTCATGGCCACAAACAGGGTGTCTGCGTTGTCGCTGATACGCACCTGCCCATTACCCAAGTCCTGGATGTAGGCGCCGATCAGGTTGCCGTCGAAGGGCAGCGTCAGTGGGGATTCGAGGTAAAACAGCCCATCAGCCACCGGCTTACACTTGAACCCGAGCTGGGCGCCGATCAGAGTGCAGTTCATACGTCAAATCCCATTTGGCCGAATTCCGGCAGTTCGAAGCGTGGGGCTCCAGTGATGTTTGCCCTCGCTAAGAATAGCTCCCACAGTGCCTGGACAGTAGTACTATCCAAGGGTTCCGCATAGCCATAGGACGCCTCGGCGATTGGTATATGCAAATGTGGGTGGTCGACTACTTGTTGGTAGAAGGGCAGGCCAACTCCAACCTTGTTCATATGTGAACTTGGTCCATTGTCGTCGATAGCCACGACGCGCGACTTGTTTACTATCAGCGTGATCGACAGCGTGTCCCGCACGCCGGGCACCGGGCTCTTCTTGTAGTACAGCTCGACGAACCAGTCCTCGGCGAACGTGGTCTGTTCGACATCCAGTGCCAGCGACGTGCGAAAACTGTATGGCGTCGGGAGCTTCTTGGTCGCCGGCTTCTTCCAGACAAATGGGGTATTTGCTGGCCACACCTTCAGTGCAGCAATGGCCTGCCTGGCCTCTTCATAGGGGATGGTCTTCTGCTTCGCCATTCTCACTGTCGTCCTGATGATCAATGCCGCGCTAAATGGGGCCTACCATCCCATAATCTTCCGGCGCTAAAGATCCCCGCCGCGCCAAACAATCTGCCCCATCAGCGCCATAGGCTCATCGTCTTCGTCCAGCCATTGGTCAGGGAATTCGCGTTTGTCGAGGTTGTCGCTGATCAGTCCCCACTGGTTCACGGCGCTCGCATACGACAGGCGTTTGATGATCACGCCGTCGGCGCCATTGAGAGCGAAGATCTTGTTGTGGATGGGCTCCTTCTGGGCCTTGTTCAGCAGCACCACATCGCCATGATTGATGGTGGAGTGCATGCTCTGCCCATCGGCATAGAAGGCTTCCAGATACTTCGCATTCAAGCCCCTAGCCCTGATCCAGGAGCGCTTGAACGCCAGATGCCCCTTCACCTCTATGTAGGGGTTCTCGTAGCCCCGCCCCATCGCACCCTTGGCACTCTTCAGCGGGACATGGACGTACTCATCATCGCCCTCATGCGGGCTTGGGCTGCTGGCTTTTTCCACTGACGCCACAGCCACCAGGTCGGCCTCCTTTGCCGTCAGCCCCCAATGGCTGGCTGGAACCGTGTCGGCAAAGAAGGAAATCAACTCGATGAGCTTCGATTTGTCGATTCGGCCGTATTTGACCCACGTCTGAATAGACGGAGGTTGCACCCCGAACTGCCCGGCAAGAGCCTTTTTCGAGATGTTTTTGGCGATACGGGCAGCCTCAATAGCTGCGCCTAATTCCGGTCCGGTAAGCATTGCCTAATTTAACTCTACCCATTAGGTGGTTAGGCAATGGCTTGCCTTTGATTAGCCAATGCCTTATTTTCTCCGCATTACACCGGAGACACGAAATGACCCCGCCCGAAGCCGTACTCAAAGCCGCAAAGATTCTGGGGAGCCAGGCCGAACTGGCTCGCCTTCTCAGTGTTCGAGCGCCAACGGTAAGCCAGTGGTGCTCGGGAGAGCGGCCGATCCCGGCACCTCGTGCCGTTGAGATCGAAAACCTCACCAAGGGTGAGGTATCCCGCCGGGATCTTTGCCCGAGCTTTCCCTGGTCGTCCTTCGCCGCATAGGAGCAGATCCCAATGAGACACCCGAACCCTCCGCCGCCGCCCGAGCTCGCCACCCTCCAGTACAAGGAGGCCCTGGCGCTCAACGCCATTGCCGACCTGAACAAGGCGCGGGAAAGGGCTGGCCTTCCGCCTGTTCGCCTGGATGTGGTCGTCCAGGCCGCGGCCGCGGGCACTGACCGTCCGCCGGAGCTGCAGCGCGATCCCCGCGAGGTCGCGGACATCCTGAGCAGCATCCTGGGATCGATGGAGTTCACCGCCAAGGCCATTGCCATGGCCGAGGCGGTGGACGGCTATCGCTTCGCCGAAAGCACGAAGCTCTCGGAGTCCGGCTTTGTCCAGGAGCGCGTGGCGATGCTGTGGTGCATCGGCGTGCTCTGCGGGGAAATCGGAGGGCCGGCGCCTGTCGGCTGGCGAATCCCCGCTTACTACAAGGCCTCGAGTCGAGCCGCGTCGTAGAGGAGAGGTCCGTGCTGATCCCGCCTGCTGTCGTCCATGAACTTCCCGGTGATCAAGCCGCGGCGACGAAGCTCCCGGATGGCCAGGAGATTGTCCGCCTCGCGCCCCTTCAGGGAGCCGGACGTGCACTTTGGGCTGGCTTTGATTTGAGCAAGAACGGAGCTCAGCAGCTCCTCCGTGATTTCGACTGACATCGGAACCTCCTGGTTCGCTGTGTTGGGTGAGAGCTTCCCAGCGTACCAGCGAGGTTCCGGCCCTACCAAACAGGCTCACGCGACCACCAGTTCCAGTTGAGCCCCAACAAGACATACCGCTGACCTCCCTTTCTTGATGGGGGCAGCTTAGGACCAGGAGCGCAACGTGAACACGTCCAATCCCAGACATGAAATGACTCGCGACCAGGTCCTGGTGGCCTATGCCGCCGACCAGATCGCTCGCACCAGCCTCAGCCAGGACGACTTCGCCCAGGCGCTGAACCGGGCGCTGTACCAGAAGTGCCCGCGCAAGGCTGCGGCGGAGAGGGTGCCCGACTTCGAGTCGGACGAGCTGAAGAGCGATGGCGGCGAGTACCTGAAGGCCGCCGGGCGCTGGCTGAAGCGCGTCCAGCGGCTGCTCGGCGGTGAGCAGGAACTGCCCGCCTGGATGGAAGAGGCCTGGGTGGCGGCGCTGGAGCCGGAGTGGCGGGAGCGCTGCATCAACGAGCTCGCCGACCGCTACGGGCTGATCGGGGCCCGCGCCGCTGGCGTGGTGGGCTGCCCGGTGAGCGCCTTCGGCCAGCTGGTCGCCGGCATCGGGCAGGCGGTGGAGCGCTGCAGCGCGGTGCTGGCTGACGGGAAGATCGACGAGAACGACCTGCCTGACCTGCCGGGCGCGATCGACCAGTTGCTGCTGGTGGAGTCGAAGAGCTTCGAGATGCGCCGTCGCATGGAGAACGAACTGGCGATCCATGTCGGCGGCAAGCCGCTGTCGCTGGTTCGCTGAAAAAACAAAACCCCGGCCAGGAGTGGGGACTCGGCGCCGGGGTTCTGAGAGATCGGGAGTGAGTATGCACACGACGAACGGAACTGACAATGCCGCGCCACGTTTTCCTGCATCGCAAAACGTGGCGCGCACGATGATGACCTCGCGCGAGATCGCCGAGCTCACCGGCAAGCAGCACAAGCACGTGATCCGGGACATCCGCGAGATGCTCGACGCCCTGTCGGAGGATGGTCCAGATCTGGGCCATGTCCGCGAGGACCGGGACGGCAGGGGCTACACGACGAACTTCCACCTGGACCGCGAGCTGACCGAGACGCTGATCACCGGCTACAGCATCCCGCTGCGGCACAGGGTGATCCGGCGCCTGCATGAGTTGGAGGAGCGCGCCGCGGCTCCGGCCATCCCGCAGACCTACTCCGAGGCTCTGCGAGTCGCAGCTGACCTCCACGAGCAGAACACCCAGCTGCGCATGGTGGTGGACGAGCAGGCGCCCAAGGTCGAGGCCCTGGGGCGGATCGCCGAGGCGCGCGGCACGCTCTGTCTGACCGACACTGCCAAGCACCTGAACATCCCGCGTCACGTCCTGCTCGACTGGATGCACGAGAACCGCTGGATCTACCGCCGGGAGGGTTCGGCCCACTGGCTGGCCTACCAGCCGCGCATGGCGGCCGGCCTGCTCGAGCACCGGGTAACCGTGATCGGCACCGACTCCATCGGCGACCAGCGCCTGGCCTCCCAGGTGCGCGTCACGCCGAAGGGGCTGGCCAAGCTGGCCCAGAAGGTCGCGGAGGGTTCGCTGTGAGTGTTCAAGCCATGACCTGGGCTCTGGAGCAGCGCGCAGTCACCGACTCCTCTGCCCGCCATGTGTTGCTGTGCCTGGCCAACTACGCCGACAAGCACGGCCGGGGCGCCTTCCCCTCGGTGGCCAGCCTTGCGGATGACACCGGCCTGTCCGAGCGCACCGTGCAGGCCAAGCTGCGCCTGCTGGAAGACCTGGGGGTGATTGTCGAGGGCAACCGGGCGATCGCCGCGGCGTACATCACCCGTCGGGACCGTGTTCCGACCTGCTACGACATCGTCATGGAACGGGGTGAAGCTGCTGCACCCCGTCAAAATGAACGGGGTGAAACCACTGCACCCCGTGAAGATGCCACGGGGTGCAATCCACAGCAGAACGGGGTGCAAATTACGACGGAACGGGGTGCAGCGGCTGCACCCAATCCGTCATTGAACCATCAGGTAACCGAAGAGCAGCTGCAACACGCGAGCGATCCGGTCGATGTTCGCCAGCGCTTCGCCATGACCGAGGACTGGGAGCCGGATCCTGACGACCTGGCCGCGCAGACTCGCCTGATGGGCATCCCGGTGTCGGCGATCACGCTGCCCGTCGTGAACAAGTTCAAGGCCCACTGGCTGGCCCTGCCGGATGCCGTGTTCACCCAGGCCAAGTGGGCGAACGAACTGGCGAAGTGGATCAAGCGGGAGCGCGTCGAGGCTGGCGGCGGCGAGAGCGATGGCGCTGCCTGGGGCGTGAATGGGGTGCGCGTATGAGCCAGCCCAAGCGTGCTGACCTGATCGCTGCGAACCTGCGCGCCGCTCCGGCCCCGGCCCAGCCCGCCCAGGGCGCGAACGTGGTCCCCGTCGACGACTTCGCCCGCCAGGTGATGGACGACCTGTTCGACCGCATCCGCGGCATCTGCTCCGGCTGGCGCTCCGCCTGGTCCACCCCGGTGGTGATGGGCAAGGCCAAGGAGGAGTGGCTGGCCGAGTTCGCCCGGGCCGGCGTGAACAGCCAGGAACTGGTCGACAACGGTGTGCGCGCCCTGCGCCAGAGCAAGCGCGAGTTCGTGCCGGCGCCGGCGCTGTTCGTGGACTGGTGCTTCGGTGCCGATCAGCTGGGCCTGCCGAGCCTGGAGGAGGCCTACCGCGAAGCGCTGGCGAAGACGCACCCCGCTGCAGCCGCAACCGCCACCTGGAGTCACGCCGCGGTGTACCACGCCGCTGCCCGCGCCGGCTTCAGCAACCTGCAGCAGCTCAGCCGCGACGACGGCATGAAGCTGCTGGAGAGCAAGTATTCCCAGATCCGCCGCGAGATCGCGAAGGGCAACAGCCTGCCGCCGGTCCCCACGGCGGCCCTCCCGCAACCGTCGAAGGCGGCCGATCCCGAAGTGGGCAACTCCGCCCTGCAGGCCATCCGCGCACGCCTGAAAGGAGCCCGCAATGCCTGACCTGAACCCCCTGAAGTGGCGCGCCAAGCGCAACCGCGATGGCCAGCAGATCCCGAACTGCTGGATCACCGACAGCGGCTACACCGTCTCCGAGTGCCGGCTGCCGGAAAGGCGCTTCACCGTCACCCGCCCGGGCGATGCCGCCCCGTTCGCCTACTTGGGCAGTCGCGAGGAGGTGGTGTCGGTCATCCGGGCCGACATGAAGGCCAGCGGGGTGCTGGCATGAAGGGCCGCAACCCCACCGCCGAGCAGAAGCGCTGGCACGACCTGCTCGTCAGCGTGGTCGGCTGCATCGCCTGCCGCGTCGAACACGGCGTGGTGAATGACTTCTGCAGCATCCACCACGTCGACGGACGCGTGAAGCCGCATGCGCACTGGTACGTGCTCCCGCTGTGCGCCGGCCACCACCAGCACGGCACCGGGCCGGAGAACTTCCCCGGGGTGGCCGTGCATCCCTACAAGGCCCAGTTCGAGGCTCGCTACGGCCGCCAGGCTGACCTGGTAGGGCAGTGCGCTCGCATCGTCGCCGAGGCCGGCCGCGACATCCCGGCCGGCTTCCTGGCCTGGCTCGACGGCGACGAGGTGATGGCATGAAGTCGCCCCGTCCTATCGCGCGGACTCCGCGCCCGCTGCGCAGGCCCAAGGTCGATTGGGAGGGCATGGAGCAGGCCACGCTGTTCGCCATCTTGACGGTGAAGCACCCCGAGGCTGCGCGCCTGGCCTTCCACGTCCCCAACGGTGGCCACCGGCACATCAAGGTCGCCGCCGAGATGAAGCGCCAGGGCGTGAAGGCCGGCGTCAGCGACATCGTGCTGCCCATGGCGCGCGGCGGGTGGTTCGGCCTGTTCGTCGAGTTCAAGGCGGCCCCGCCGAACGACGCCCGAGTATCGCCAGAGCAAAGCGCCTTCCTGGTGCGCATGGAGCGCGAGGGCTACTACGCCACCGTCTGCCGCGGCGTCGACGACGCGCTGCGCGTCATCGAGCAGTACCTGGCCCAGCCCAGGACGGAGGCGGTGCGGTGATGGATATCTGGGAGGACATCTGCCAGATCATCGGCAGATCGTGGTCGGTGACGCCGGAGCATCGACGGCAGGCGCTGGCGCGCTGCTCCGGCCCGGGCGTGCCGGGCATTACCGTGCTCGGCGCGCTGTCGCGTCGAGCTGACGAGGTGCTGGCCGCGGCGCCCAGCGCGGACATCGAGCGGCGCATCGATGAGCTGGACCAGCAGATGCGGCTCGGCTACCAGCAGGAGCGTGTGGCTCTCGGCTATCGCGAGGGGCGGGTGATCGGCAACCGCGTCGGCCGGCCCCGCAAGGTCGCCGCCGCGCGCCGTTCTGTCGTTGATCGCTGCCGGCGGGAGATCGACGCCATGCGCATCGAGCGGGCGCGCCTGGCCGACGAGCTGAAGAGGAGGGCGCATGCGCAAGACCGGGCCTGACCTGCAGAAGGCCGTGCCGGCCATTCAGCGCTGCCGGGCGTGCCGCGGCCAGGGCTTCACGAAGGGGGTGTTCTTCGAGCTTGACTGCACGACCTGCGACGGAACGGGATGGATTGGGGAAGACGGCATGCCGGTGGAGCCGGCCGCGCTCATTCGATCGCTGGGGCGGCGCGTCACCGAGGCCGAGCAGCGACTGGTGGACCAGGCGAAAGTCTCGACCTGGGCAGAGGACAACAACCGTCGCGGGCCAGGCGGTTCGCATTTCACTGGGGATTGAGGGGATGGGGAATATGGCTATCGAGAGGACAACCGAGAGCTTGCTGGAGCAGTGGGGGATATGGGTTCGCCAGGGTACGGGGAATCTTTCGTGTGCCGCACCGAGTTGGTCTCTGCCAACGGCGCGACTGACCGACGATGAGGGGTTGGAGCTCGATGCCCTGGTCGCCAAGCTCGGCAAGCGCCATCCGCTTTTCGGTGAGGCAGTGCTGCGCTACTACACAACCGGCAAGACCTTCGAGCAGGTTGGCAAGGCCATGGGCATGGGAGAGGAGAAGGCGCGGCAGGCGGTCAAGGGTGGCGTCGCCTGGATCGACGGCGCGCTGGAAATGAAGAGGGGGTTGAAGGCCGCTTGATTTCCCCGGGCGAAAACCCTACAGTTTGCCACATAGTGCGGTTTTACCGCGTAGAAATTGAAACCCGGCCATCGCGCCGGGTTTTTTGTTGTCCGCGATTTCATGTTCATGGTGCGCGCTCCTGCGCCTTGCCCGTCAATCCGCCGGGCCTTTCTATCCACGCAGTGCCAGGGCTGGCGAAGCCTGGAGACATCCGTATGAGGAATCACATCATGACTGAGCCGGCCTCCACTGCAGTTGGCGGGATCGCGCTCTACAAGCTCGGCGCCTTTGGCTTCTTCGCCTTCCTGGCCGCCATCCTGGTGATGGCGATGACCCTGCCGAAGACGGTGAGGGAGTTCGTGGTCGCCATGACCTGCACGGTGGTCTCCAGCGTCTGCGGCGGTGCGTTCCTGGTGCGCTGGCTCGACATCGGCAACTGGGTGCAGGACGACATCGGCATGATCGCCCTGTGCGGCATCATCTTCGTCTGCGGCCTGCCGGCATGGGTGATCGTCCGGGCCTGGTTCGCCTGGAGCGAGTCGCGCAAGACCGCCAGCCTTCCCGACATGGTGAAGGAGTTCCGCGAAGGCACCGGCCTATGACGCACCGTTCTGGTGCGCCGGGGACCCTGGGCCCCCACCCCCTACCGCGGGGAAGGCGTCGAGCCGCGCGGTAAGGCAGAATTTTTCGATTTTTAGGATGCTCCACCACAGGCCTTTCGCCGAATCGCTGCAGGCCCCGCCGTTCCTGGCTTGCAGCGATTCGCTCGGGGTGGGCGGGTTGAGCATTTTCCCTCGCACCGATGTACAGGGTGACCGCTGCTCACGAATCGCTGTAAGCCCCGTCACTGCTGGGCTGCATAGGAGTCTGCATGAGTGTGACCCTTGTACATTCGGGGGCGCGCTTGTGGTCCATCAGTGCGCTGGCTGAAGAGTTCGGCATTGACCGACGCACAGTGAAGCGCCGTCTCGATGGCATTCCGCCGGCCGGCGAAACGAACGGCCACCCGGCCTGGCGACTACGTGATGTGGCAGTAGCGGTAATGGGGGCGCAGGTCGCCGATGATCCGGATGGCTATGACCCCGACAAGCTCCACCCCAATGACCGGCTGAGCCACTACCGCGCCGAACGCGAAAAGGTCAAATGGGAAACGGAGCAACGAATCAGCATCCCTGCCCCCGAGGTCGAGCGGGTGGTGGCCAGCGCCTTCAAGTCGCTCTCGCAGGGGCTGGACACCATTCCCGACGTGCTCGAGAACGATTGCGCCCTCGGCGCTGCCGAGGTCGAGCGCACGATCGAGGTCATCGACGGTATCCGCGAGGGGCTCTACCAGCAGCTCATTGAACTCTGCGACATGATGGACGTGAACGATGATGCATGTGAGTCCGACTAGCATCATCCGCAACGTCGCCGAGCTTATCCGGCCACCGCGCCGGGTTTCGGTCAGCCGGGCCGCCGAGGATCACCTGATACTGAATGAGCCCGGCGGCTACCAAGGCAAGTTCACTCTGGACGTCGCGCCCTACATGCGCGAGCCGATGGACCTCAAGGCCAGCCGGCGTTTTGAGGGGGTGGTTTTCGTAGGGCCGGCGCGCTCGTTGAAGACTCAGGCCCTGATCGATGGCGGCATGGCCTACACAATCACTTCCGATCCGGGCGACGCGCTGATCGTGCAGATGAGCCAGGAGTCCGCGCGGGATTTCTCACGCACCCGGGTGGACCGGGCGATTCGTCACAGTCCCGATCTGAAGGCCAGGCTTTCCGCCGGCCGGTCCGATGACAACGTCTTCGACAAGTTCTTCAAGACGGGCCAAGTGCTGAAGATCGGCTGGCCGGCGGTATCGCAGGTCTCCTCGAAGTCCATCCGCTGGGTGGACATTACCGATTACGACCGTATCCCTGACGACATTGAGGGTGAGGGCAGTCTGTGGGCCTTGGCGCTGAAGCGGACGCAGACCTTCAAGTCGCGCGGCATGTGCTGTGCGGAGTCGTCGCCCGGCCGCGAGGTCACCGACCCGACCTGGCGCAAGCAGACACCGCATGAGGCGCCGCCTTGCACCGGAATCATCGGGCTCTACAACACGGGCGACCGGCGTCGCTGGTATTGGCAGTGCCCGTCTTGCCGGGAGTACAGCGAACCGGAGCCGGGAATCACCTGCTTCGCCCTGCCCAGCTTCGACGAGCTGAAGGAGACCATCCGCAGCGCCGACCTGATGAAGCTCGCTGCTCGGAGCGCTTACTTCTGCTGCCCGCATTGCGGTGACCTGATCAGCGAGAAGCACAAGCGTGCGATGAATCGCGGCGGGCGCTGGCTGATCGAGGGGCAGCGGATCGATCGACACGGCGAGGTATGCGGCGAGGCTCGGCAAAGCAAGATCGCCAGCTTCTGGCTGGGCGGACTGCCCGCGGCGTTCCAAAGCTGGGAGTCGATCTGCCTTCGCTATCTGGAGGGTGTGCACGCCTACGTCACCACTGGAGACGAGACCAAGCTGCAGGGCACTACCAACCTCGACCAGGGCGCGCCATACATGCCGCAGCGCTCCGAGGCTGTCCGTTCGGCCGACGTGCTGATCGACCGGCGCGAGGAGGTCATCAAGCACCAGATCCCGGAGGGAGTGCGCTTCATCGTCCCGTCGGTGGACGTCCAGGCCGGCGGCAAGCCGCGCTTCGTCGTCCAGGTGCACGGCTACGGCGTCCAGGGCGAGGAGTGGCTGATCGACCGCTACAACATCCGGACCAGCCGCCGGAAGAGCGAGGACGGCGAACCGCTGCCTGTCGATCCATCGGCCTACCTGGAGGACTGGGAACTGCTGATCACCGACGTGATGCAGAAAGCCTATCCGCTTGCCGATGGCAGTGGCCGCGCCATGCTCCCGGCGCTGGTGGTCTGCGACTCCGGCGGCAAGGCTGGGGTGACCGAGAAGGCCTACGACTTCTACCGGAAGCTGAAGCGCCGCGGGCTACATCGCCAGTTCATGCTCGTGAAGGGTGGCAGCCAGGCGAACGCCCCACGCATTCGCGAGAGCTACCCCGATAGCGAGCGGAAAGACCGGAAGGCGAAGGCGCGCGGGGAGATCCCGGTGTGGCTGTTGAACACCACCCTGCTCAAGGACGCGGTCAACAACGACCTGCAGCGCGCGAAGCCGGGGCCTGGCTACGTTCACCTGCCCGAGTGGCTGGGCGAATGGTGGTTCGAGGAACTGACCTTCGAGGTGCGCAAGCCGCAGCGGTGGGAGAAGCCGGGCAAGGGCGCCAACGAGGCGTTCGACCTGTTCTGCTACTCCCGGGCCGGCGCGATCAAGCTCGGCCTGGAAACGCTCGACTGGGAACGGCCGAAGCCTTTCGCCAGGCCCTGGGATGAAAATCCGCATGTCTGCCAGGCGGAGGAGGTTGATGTCGTGCAGCCCAGGCCGAAGGAGAAGGCCGCAAAACCCGTGAAGAAAACCGCCACCCGCAGGGTGCGAATGCAGGTGTCCCGCTGATGGCATACACGAAAGAACAGCTCGCCCAGGTCGAGCAGGCAATTGTCGATCTCGCTCGCGGGGAGCGGGTGGTGGAGGTGCGTTTCGGTCCGAACGAGTCGACACGCTATGCCGCGGCCGAACTGCCTCAACTGCTTGAGCTGCGAGACCGCATGAAGGCAGAGCTGGTCGCCGCCGGCTCTGGCCGGCGAATCCGCGGCTACCGGCTGAATCACTCCAGGGGGTACTGATGGACGAGTTCGAGACTCTGGCCAGCCGCGGCTTCCAGATCGACGGCCGCCCTCTGGGCCCGCAGGCGAACTACGACGCGGCGAGTTCCGGCCGCCGGCTGAAAAGCTGGACGCCCGGCTCGGCGGGGCCCACTCGGGCCGTGATCAGCCAGATGAGCACCGTGCGTGCGCGATCCCGCGATGCTGTGCGGAACAATGGATGGATCAGCAACGGCGTCGGCAACTGGACCGCCAACGAGATCGGAACGGGGATCAAGCCGCGCTCCGCCTGCAAGGACCGCGAATTTGCGGCAATGGCCAATGACCTGTGGGAGAACACCTTTCGCCAGGTGGCTGATTTCGACGAGCAGCTTGATGTCTACGGGCTGATGGCGCTCGCGGTGCGGTCTCGGAAGGAGGCGGGTGAGGTGTTCGTCCGCCGGCACCACATGGAATTGGGCGACGGCAAGGTGCCGATCCAGTTCCAACTCATCGAGGGCGACCAGGTGCCGCACCAACTGAACGAGGTGCGGCCCGATAGCGAGATCGTCGCCGGCGTCGAGTTCCGCGGTGGAAAACGGTTCGCCTACTGGATGTACCCGCGCCACCCCAGCGACACCTCAACCGGCATGACACAGCCGGTGCCGGTGCCGGCCAGCCAGGTGGCGCACCACTTCGCGCCTCTTCGCCCGGGCCAGGTCCGCGGGATTGCCGAGACCGTGCAGGCCCTGATCAAGGCGCGGGACTTCGACGACTACGACGATGCCGAGCTGACCCGCAAGAAGACGCGGGCCGACTACACCGGCGTGATCAAGCGGCAGCAGTACGACGAGTCGGACTACAAGTTCGACCCCTTCACTGGTGATCCGCTCGATGACGACGGTGGGGTGCCGGTGGTCAACATGCAGCCCGGCTCGTTCCCTGCGCTGATGCCGGGGGAGGACATCCACCTGTTCGATGCGGACCAGGGGGGCAACTACGGCGACTTCATGCGGCAGCAGTTGCTGGGGGTGGCCGCCTCGATGGGCGGCATTCCCTACGAGCTGCTCTCGGGGGACATGCGCAACGTCAATGACCGCATCCTGCGCGCGATCCTGAACGAGTACCACCGCCGGGTGGAGCAGTACCAGTGGCTCTACACCATCCCGCAGTTGTGCCAGTGGATGTGGGAGAGCTTCATCGATGCCGCTGTGCTGGCGGGCCTGCTGCGTGCTCCCGACTATGCCACCCGCCGAGCCGACTACGTCGCCTGCTCCTGGCGCCCGCAGGCCTGGCGCTACCTGCACCCGGTACAGGACGCCCAGGGCGAGCTGATGCTGATCAAGGGTGGCCTGGGCTCCAGGGAAGCGGCGGCCGCCGATCGTGGCTACGACGTCGAGGAGATCGACATGCAGAACCGCAGGGACACCGACCGTGCGAAGGAATTGGGGCTCAGCTACAGCCACGATCCCCTCCCACTCAAGGACGACGAGTAACCACCCAGGCCCGCACATCGCGGGCCTTCTTCTTTCTGGAGCACCTATGTCGAAATCGACCTCCTTGCTGGCGCGGCTGTTCAGCCGTGGCCAGGGCGGCCCGCTGGTGTCGCAGATCTACTCCCGCGCCATCAACCGACCGCTGCTGGTCGAGCCGGGCATGGCCGAAACGCTGATCGATGGCTGGCTGCACGGCCGGCTCGATGCTGGCGAAGGCGGCGAACCCCGCCAGGTCATGGAGAAGGTCGGGCACATCGCGGTGCTGGACATCTCAGGACCGCTGATCTCGCGCCTGGTCGAGGCGCCGCCGTGCGGCACCGCCCCGGTCAGCTACGAAAGCATCATGCTGGCCTTCGACGACATCGAGGCCGATGCCAATATCACCCACGTCGTCCTGCGGATGGAGACGCCGGGCGGCGAGGCCGCCCAGTTGTTCGACACCACCGACCGCCTGGCCGAGCTGCGCAAGACCAAGACGTTGATCGCGATGGTCGACGACTACGCCTACTCCGGTGGCTACGGCTTGGCCGCTGCCTGCTCCGAGATCTGGCTGACCCGCACTGGCGGCGTCGGCAGTGTTGGAGTGGTGATCGGCCACAAGGACGTTTCCGAGAAGAACGCCAAGGAGGGGGTGAAGTGGACCTACGTCCATTCCGGCGCCATGAAGGTCGCCGGGAACCCCAACGAGCCCCTGTCCGAGGACGCTCGCTCCTTCATGCAGGCCGAGTCCGACCGCATCTACGACCTGTTCACCGGCAGCGTCGCCGCCTATCGCGGCATGGACGTGGCAGCAGTGCGCGCGACGGAGGCGCGCCTGTTCTTCGGCCAGGCGGCCATCGACGTTGGCCTGGCTGATCACCTGGGCACCTTCCGCGAGCTGATGGCGGAACTGCAGGGCGGCACCTACACCCGCCGCCGCGTGGCCGGCCAGGCCAAGCAGGCAGCAGTCGAGGGGCAGGTCGTGGAGGCTGAAGATGAAAACCTGCCGGCGGCATCGGAAGAGGCGGGCGGCCAGCCGGCCGAGGCTGCGCCGGAGGCTCCTGGTGAGGCAGCTTCCGAAGCTGATGAGCAAGCGCCGGCGGAACCTGCTGCACCGGGCGCCGCCGCAGAACCACTCGATGCCGCCACGCTTGCCGAGCAGTGCCAGGCGGCTGGCTTGGGTGCACTGACCTCGGTGGCCATCCGTGAGCAGTGGACTGCCACCCAGATGGCGGCGGCGGTCGAGGCCGCCAAAGAGGTGCGCAACCTCTGCACCGCTGCCGGTATGCCCCAGCTCGCCGCCGGCTACATCAATGCTCGCGCCGGCGTGGAGGTGGTGCGCCAGGAACTGGCCGGCCGCCTGCGCACCGAGCCGAACGTGAATACCCGCCTCCAGGCGGGCAAGCAAGCCGGGGCATCTGCCTCGAGCTCTCCCTATGCCGCCATCTACGCGCGGCGCAACGCGAGGTAACGAGAGATGCCCGTACTGTATGAAACCCGCCGCGCCGGCGACTTCGTGCTTTCCGAAGCCAACGGCAACCTGTCGCGCGAATCCATCGTGATCGACTCCGGCGTACACCTGCCCGGCACTGTGCTCGGCAAGGTCACCGCCACCGGCAAGTTCGTCGCGCTGGCGCCGGCGGCCACCGACGGCAGCCAGACTGCCGCCGCGGTCCTGCGCGCCCGCGCTGACGCCACCGATGGCGACGTCAACGCCGTTGGTTACGTCCGCCTCGCCGAGGTGCGCGCCGACCTGCTCGTGTGGCCGGCCGGCATCGCCGATGAAGACAAGACCGAAGCGCTCCAGGCCCTGGCCGGCGCGTTCCTCGTCGCGCGCTGATCCAGCCGCTGACCGACCATCAGGAGAAGCAATTCATGGCTCATCTGGACATCTTCAACGACGACGCCTTCAGCGTCGCCAGCCTCACCGCCGCCATCAACCAGCAGGACTACCAGCCGGGCCGCATCGGCGCCCTGGGCCTGTTCCAGGAAGAGGGCGTCACCACCACCACCGTCACCATCGAGTACAACAAGGGCAAGATTTCCCTGGTCCCGGTCGCCGAGCGCGGCAAGCCGGTGAAGCCGGCCGAGCGCGACGCCCGCCTGCTGCGCTCCTTCACCGTGCCGCACCTGAAGACCGGCGACTCGCTGCTGGCCGACACCATTCAGAACCTGCGCGCCTTCGGCTCCGAGAGTGAGCTGGAGGCGGTGCAGAACGTGGTGAACCAGCGCTTCGCGAAGTTCGGTCGCGACCTCGAGACCACCCTGGAGTATCACCGCATCGGCGCCATCAAGGGCCTGATCCTCGATGCCGACGGCGAGAGCGTCATCTACGACCTCTACGACGAGTTCGGCATCACCCAGCAGACGGTCTCGCTCGGCCTGGCCACCGCCACTACCAACGTGCGCGGCAAATGCATGGAGGCGAAGCGCAAGACCGAGGATGCCCTGGGCGCGGCGATGATGAGCGGCTACCGCGCCTTCTGCGGCTCCAGCTTCTTCGACGACTTCACCGATCATGCCAAGGTGGTCAAGGCCTGGGAGCGCTACAACGAGGGCGAGATGCTGCGCACCGACGTCCGCGGCGGCTTCCGCTTCGCGGACATCCTTTGGGAAGAGTATCGCGGCAAGGTCGGCAGCGAGGCGTTCATCGAGCCCGACGTGGCCTACCTGGTGCCGGAAGGTGTCGCCGACCTGTTCATCACCCGCAACGCGCCGGCGGACTACATGGAAGCCGTCAATACTCTCGGCCTCCCACTGTACGCCCGCCAGGAGCCGCTGCCGATGAATCGCGGTGTCGAGCTGGAAGCGCAGAAGAACCCGCTGAACCTGTGCACCCAGCCGGCGGCCATCATCAAGCTGACCAAGTAATGGACCGGCGGCAGCTGAAGGCCCGGGCGGCGCGGGACATCCTGCGCCGCCTGGGCGAGCCGGTTCCGGGCAGCTACCAGGACACCACACGGCCACCAGTCGACGACCTGCTGGTCATCGTCCTGCACGATGTTGAGCGGGTGGGGCCGGAAGGTGTGCTGCAGGTCGACCAGACGCAGATCAGCACCTTGGCCGAACAACTGCCGAAAGTCCGCCGCGAAGGCTTTTTCACCGTGTGTGGCAAGCGCTGGAAGGTCTTCGAGCAGGTCCGCAATGACGGCGTCATCGTCACCGCCGCGGTGCAGCCGGCATGAGCGGGGTAAAGGTCAATGTGAAGGGGAAACAGGATGCCCTGAAGCGTCTCGACGTGCTCCCGCAGAAGATCCGGCGAGCCGCGCTGATGGCCCTGAACGACACGGGTGAAACGCTCCGCGCCCAGATCCTGCGGGAGATGGGAGCAGAGGTGAACATCAAGCGCCCAGTGCTCCGCGAGCGCGTTCGGCTCACCAAGGCCAGGCGCTGGGGTGACACGGTGCGTATCTGGGCGCTGAAGCGCGGGCTGGTGCTCAGCCACTTTCCGCATCGCCAGATGTACCAGAAGCGGAAGAAGGGGAAGCGCGTGCGGGCAGGCCTTCGCGTCAACGTGTCGGGCGTCGAGAAGACGTTGGAGGGTGCCTTCCTGATTCGCTCGCTCGGCTCTTCGAACACTGACGGCCTGATCGCGCGCCGCACCGGGAAGGACAGGCTACCGATCAAGATCCTCTACGGGCCGTCCCCATCGCAAATCCTCAACACCCGGCTGCCGGACTATCAGGCCGAGGGCGAACGCGTGCTTCGCCGGGAACTGGTGCGGCAGCTCGAGAGGGCTGACCTGTGAATCCGCTCAACCGTGTGGACGAGGCGCTGAAGCAGCGCCTGCAGCAAATCACCCCAGAGAACGGCTACCTGACCGATATCGGAACTCGTGTTCGGGTGGGGTTCGCCCAGTCGGTCGTGGACGATGAGGAGGCGGCCTATCCGACGGTGGTGATCCAGCCGGACGAAACCCCGCCGCCGAAACAGGGGGCAGGGCAGTGGCTGGTGCACCTCGGCCGGAAGGTCGTGGCGCTGGTCAATCCGGCTGATCCGGACGAAACCCTGGCCCAGCTCAACGATGTCTACGCCGACCTGCTGGCCGCCCTGTCGGCTCCCGAAGGGATTGTGCGGCCCTGGGGGCCGAATGGCCCCGTCAAGGTCATCTTCAAGGAATCCGCGCAGCTCTTGCCGGATGCGGAACTGCCCAAGGGCTGCGCCGTGATCCCGCTCCAACTCGCCGTTGTGCTCAACGGCCCGAAGTAACCAACAACGCTCGGCCGCCAGGCCGCACGAGGAAACCCCCATGGCTCAAGAGAAAGAGACGTTCATCATCGGCGGCTGGCTGAAAGCGCGCGAGGCTGGCAGCGGTGCCCCGTTCCAGAAGGTCGGCTTGGTCTCCACCGTCCAGCAGACCATCGAGACCAACGACATCACCCTGAACGACACCACCACCCCCCAGGGCGGCGAGTACGACGCGGTGTCGCGCATCACCAGCATGAGCCTGTCGATCAACTTCCGCGAGCTCTATACCTGGGTGCTGGCTGCCCTGGTCTGGGGTGACGCCACCAGCGTGGCCTCGACCACCATCACCGACGAGGAGGTCACTGCCGTCCCGGGCAGCACCGCAGCCCTGGCACAGATGCCGCTGGAGATCACCGAGGTGACCGACGCCACCGGCACCACCACCTACGACGAAGTCGACGACTACATCATGACCGGCTCCGGCATCGAGTTCGTCGAGGGCGGCGCCATCAGCGCGAGCACCCCGGTCAAGGTGACCTACACCACCGCTGCGGTGGACGTGATCGAGGCCCTGACCAATAGCGGCAAGGTGTTCGAGTTCCTGTTCGAGGGCGAGAACGCCGCCGGCACCCAGAAGCGCATCGAGTGCCGCTACTGGCGCTGCCGCCTGAACCCGGCGAACCAGCAGGACTGGATCAACGTAGATGATTTCCTGCAGTCGCAGGCGACCGCCAAGGTGCTGTCCGATCCGACCAAGGTCGGCGCCGGCAAGTCGAAGTACTGCCGCATCAAGAAGGAAAAGGCGGCCGCGTGATCTAGCCCTTCGGCTGGAGGCGCTTGGCTATGTAGTTGAGCGCCTCCTGCTCACCAGGGCTGATGTTCTGCTGGGTGTCAACGATTGTGCGGGTGGCAATGGTGATGCGCCGAATGGCGGCTGAGTCGTTTTCTTTGGCGATCTTGCCGACGGCGACCTTGAAGCCCTGCAGTGTCGGGACGGGTATGGACTCCAGCAGCTCTCTGGTGTCCTCATCGGTGAGCCGGGTGTCTTTGGTGATGACCTTGCAGGCTGCTGTGATGACTCGCAACTCTGGGGCTCTCAGTTGACCGTCGGCCTTCCCGACGTAGAGCAGCACCTTTAGCTCATCGAGGTGCTCTGCATAGAGCTTGTCCAGGACCGGCGCGGTTGATTTCGCGTAGGCATCTCTCAGGTGCTGGAGCACGTCGGGCACATGCCGGTTGGTGCTGTCATCCCAGCAGTTGGTGATTCGGTCTATTCGGAAAGTTCGCCTTGCATTCTTCATCCGGCATTTGCCGGTGATCATGCCATCCTCGACAAGCTCTACATCGACGATACGGCCGGAGACGTTCCCGTAGCTGTCGGTATAGGTGAAGCGGAGAGTTGCTTTGGTTTCGAAGTAATCCATGGCCGCTCCTTGGCTGGGTGGTCAGCTCTTCTGAAGTAGGCCCAGGACCTTCTCCAGGCTTTTTTCTATGGCTGTCATCCGGCGATCTGTTGACTTGATGTGAGACTCGATGCTTTCGGCATTAGCGGCCATGGCATCGAACCTGGCCTCGTCTTCACGTTGCTCAAGCTGGTTGTGCATGTCCTCCAAGAGCCCGGCCGTGCCAGATATCGATGCTCCGGGGGCGATGCGCTCGAAGGTTCCTTCAATTTCGAACGTTTCTTCCAGTCGCGCGATGATCTCCGCTGTAGCTGATCGCTTGTTTAGCTTTGCTGCCTCCTCAACCCTGGACTTCAGGTCTGCGGGTATGCGCAGGTTGAATTGGGGGTCTATTCGGCTCATGGAGACCTTTCGTCAACTGAATTCGGTTGACGAAAGAATGCATCACCGTGGTATTGACAGCAATGCACCACGGTTCTACATTTTTATTCGTATATCACGGTGGTTCATTGGAGGTGGTATGAAGGTGAGAGACATGGCGCAGCTCATAGTGCGACTGCCCGAACAGGATAAGGAGTGGCTTGTGCGCAAAGCGTCGGAACAGGAGCGCAGCCAGAATTGGCTGGTTGCGCGGCTGATTAGGGAGGCTAGGGAGCGGGATGAGCGGCAAGACAAGCAGGCAGCAGCCTGAAAAGACGAAGCCCCAGCGTGCGGGCCGGGGCTTCGATAACGTCAAAACCAGCTAGGAAATGAACGTCATGGGTAATGCTATCGCAATTCCAGTAGAAAACAATGTCCAGGCCGCGACAGAGAGTCTGATTCCTGTGTTCACCGGAGCCTTGGGCGCTGAACTGGCGCAACTGGTTGATGCGCGTTCACTGCATCGATTCCTTGGGGTGGACACCCACTTCAAAGATTGGATCAGCCGCCGCATCGACGAATATGGATTTTCTGAAGGAGGCGACTTTGTTTTGGTCGCTCAAAATAGAGCGACCAAAGGCCGAGGCGGTGATCGTCGCTCCAAGGACTACCACATCACCCTGGACATGGCCAAAGAGCTGTCGATGGTGGAGCGCAACGAGAAGGGGCGGCAGGCTCGTCGCTACTTCATCGAGTGCGAGAAGCGTCTCCATGAGCTGGCGCCGGAGGATCTCCGCACCATCGCCGGAAAGACCATCGGCACCGATGGCTTCCACTGCCTGGGCGCTCTCCTCGACGGGAAGGTGCATCGTCTTCCGGCCAAACTGCGGACCGGCGCCAAGAACCATGTCTGGTCCCAGGTGCGAAAGGCGTTCAGTGTGTCTACGGTTGAGGATATCCCGGCCAGCCAGATGGATAGCGTGCGGAACTTTATCGCTGCCTACGCCCTGGAGGGCGAATGGATACAGAAGCCCCGGGAGCGCGGCCTGACCTTGAGCCTGGGCGAGGCTGATGCCCTGTACGGGCTGATGTCGCACCTGTACTTCGCCATGAGGGGCGCAAGCGACTTAAACCTGTTCGGCGTGAGCAGTTCCCTTGGCTCGCGCATTCTCATGAGCGTGGCAGAGCACCTGCAGGAGGCCAGCATCGACTTCAAGCGACTCGACAAGCGCCGCGACGAAATCTACGCGGCGTACCTGGCCAACTCCAGCGGCCGGCCGGGCGGGTATGCGATGTCGGCGTGACGGGCTGTTTCAAACTGGGTACATTCCCTCCCATATTGATGAATGGGAGGGAGCCCTCTATGCAGTGTCCGAAATGCGAGTACGTTGCGGAGCCTGGTGAGGCCAAAGTGGAAGGGCAGTGTCCTAATTGCGAGGTTTTCTACCATAAAGTGCGTAGGCCAGCAGGAGAACAGGTGGCGACAGATGTTCGAACTGCGCGGTACGGAACCAAAAGAAACCTGGCGTTCGCATTGATAGCTGTTTTGCTATTTTCCGGAGCGTTTTTCTATGGCTTTAAGCAATATGCGTATTACCAGCTTGTAAAAAATGTCGAAGCTGTAGTCAGAAACACAAATGGGCAGCTGGCGGAGCTTCTGGATAAAAGGGCTGGGCGCACAAATGCCGACTTTCTGCGTATATACCAAGGGCGTCTTGATGAATTAGACAGGCTTGTTGCTCAAGCGCTTGCCATTGATGATTCGACTAATCCTGGGGTTTCTACTGCTGCTGCGGATTACGTTCGGGCGTCACAAGAGTTCATAAGAATATTTTCTGATGAGCTTCAAGGCAGATTGCTGCTTTCCGGTGAGCAGGCATCGTTCCAAATTGCATCTAAGTTTCTTGATACCGAAGAAGGGGAGAGATTTGCTGCTCTGAGCGATGCGGAAGTCTCTGCTCTTTACTCCGGCAATCTAGAACAGATATCCGCCGCTAACGGTTTCGATGAGCGGCTCGCCCAGTTGAAACGCGGCTCTGAGCTAGAGGCTCTTGGCAAGAAAAGGATTGCATATTTGCAGGCCAAGAACTCGCTGGAACGCGCGAAAGCCCGTCATGAGGAAGCCATATTAGCGCTTGGAAAAGCTGGCGAATCGATTGGAAGGGCTGGCGGTAAGCTTGAGGCTAGGATAGGTAGAAAATTGCCTATACAAGCATGGAGCCTAAACCCCTGATAGATTGGCAATCATCAAGCCCGCTTCGGCGGGTTTTTTATTTTCTGGAGGCTTTATGAGTGAAGTTGCTGGTCGCAAGGTTGTTAATATCTCCGGTAAGGAGTTTGTCGTTAAGGAACTCACCGTTGCTGATATTCGTGAGATGCTCAGGTCGGTATCAGCCGAAGAGGATGGTGATGTTCTTGGGGATATGCTTCTTCCGGATATTCGCCTTCATGACCTGAGCTTCTATACAACCCTGACAAAGGATCAAATAGAAGAGATGCTGCCGAGCCAGTTGCATGATGTGGCTCAAGAGTGCAAGGCAATGAACCGCCATTTTTTCGATCTGGGGGAGAGGCTTATCAATCTGCAGCGGAAGCCTTGACCAGCCTAGAAGACACCATCTGCGCCCTGGTGCGCCTCGGCCATTCGGCCGTCCTTTCCTATCCCTGGCGCCTGTTTCTGCGCGCACTGAAGGGCTGATCTCATGAGTGATATCGAACTCCGCGTTGGGGCGGACGTGGACACTGCTACCCGCAACATCGGGGTGTTCCGGTCCGAGTGGCAAAAACTGATCCGCGAAGTAGAGAAGCCGCTGGGCGATATCGATGCTTTCCGGAAAACCCAGGACGCAGCCAAGAAGGCAAGTTCCGCTTATTTCGGCGCTCGCAAGAATGTCGAAGACCTCAAGCGCGCGATCGCGCAGGCAGGGCAGCCGGTCAAAGCTCTCAACCAGGAATATGCTCGCGCACAGCGGGCGTTGGCCTCCGCAACGCGCGAGTTCGACCGCCAGAAGGCCAAGGTGCGCGAGCAGCGCGCAGAGCTGAAGGCCGCCGGCGTCGATACGCGGAATCTCGCCGCCGAACAGGCACGGCTGCGCGCAGAGCTTGAGCAGCGAGTCTCCGCCGCGGGCTCTGATGCTGCTCTGAATCGTGCGCGCTCTTCCCTTGGGGTTGGCCAGATAGAAAGTCTCCAGCGCGCTCTGGTTGACGTTCGCCAGCAGTACCGGCTTGTGAGTCAGAGCGGCGACCTGTCGGCCAAGGAACTGGCGGAGGCGCAGGCCGCCTACCGTCGCAGCGTTGACGCCACGTTGGCCAAACTGCGGCAACTTCGCGCAGCGACTGCCGCACCGGCGAGCAAGTCGGATGTCGCCGTCCAGGGCGACCTGGCCGCGACCTTCGGACGGATCTCGCAGGCGCGCTCGACCTTCGGGGTGGAGCAGATCGAACAGGCGCAGCGGAAACTGGTCGACCTGCGCGAGCAGTATCGGCTTGTGCGCGACTCCGGCGTGCTGTCGTCTCGTGACCTGGTAATTGCGCAGGCGAACTACCGGAAGAGCGTCAGCGACACGCTGAGCAAGTTGCGTGACCTGCGCTCGGTGTCGCAGCAGCCGGCCTCTTCCCGCGATCAGGCGGCTATCGGTATTCGCCAGCAGGCGGCTGCGCTGAGGATGGCGGCCAACGAACGCCGGCGGTTGAACATTGAAGATGCCAAGCAGGCACTGGGGATCAGCAGGACCAGGCAACTGCAAGGGGCTCTGGTTCAGCTCACCCAGCAATACCAACTGTTGCGCACCAGCGGCTCGATTGGCACGCGCGAACTCGCGCAGGCTCAGAGGACGCTGAAAACCCGCATCGCTGAAACGAATGCCGAGCTAAAGCGACTTTCCAAGGGAAGCGGCGGGGCTGCTGGCGGTGTGGCTTCTGGGCTTGCTGATGTTCTTCCGGTCGTATCGAAGTTGAAGGGCGGAGGGGCTGCCGCTGTAGTGACGGGGATTGCCGCAGCAACGGCAGTATTTGTGACTCAGACTGCCAAGGGCTCCGATACGGTTGGCCGGCTTGATTCCAGGCTGCGGCTGGCGACTCAATCCCAGGAGGAGTTCAACAATGCACAGGTTGAGCTTGACCGTATTGCCGACAGCACCCAGGGAAATGTCGAAGATCTTATCGGCCTCTATTCGCGCCTGCAGCGTCCTCTTCGTGATGCCGGCATGGATCAGCAAGCGGCCCTGGATACCATCGAGGCAGTATCGCTAGGCCTCAAGATCGGTGGTGCTTCGGCCGAAGAGTCGGCCTCGGTGATCCAGCAGTTTTCCCAGGCGATGGCGAGTGGCGTCCTTCGTGGGGAGGAGTTCAATGCGGTGCTCGAAGGATCGGACCGCATTGCCGGAGCGCTTGCTGATTCTCTTGGCGTCACCATCGGCGAACTGCGTCAGATGGCGCAGGAAGGAAAACTGACGGTGCAGCAGGTAGTGCCAGCGCTTCGCGGTGAGCTGCCGAAGCTCCGCCAAGAGCTTTCGTCCTTTGCTCCAGAGATTGGATCGGCAGTTAACCGCCTCGGAGGTGAGCTCCAGAAATACTGGGGGCGTGTTGCCAAAAACTCCGGCGCAACCGATGCAGTGGCGAGCTGGATCAACGACATCGCGAAGGGCATCAATGGCGCGAACAACCTGGTGGTCGAGAAGGAAGGTGATCTGACGGAGGCTGTGCGCAAGGAGCAGCGCGCCCGCGAACAGGTCTACAAGGAGCACAAAGCGAACCTGAAGCAAGTGCAGGACCAGATGGTTGCCGACCTGAACGACCAGGTCGAAAAAACCAAGGGTTTGCTCGGCCAGTCGACCAAGGAACTGCAGGGAGCGCTGGAGCGGCAGAAGTCGATCCAGAAAGAGTTCGCCGACCTGCGGAAAGGGGTGGCGAGCACCGGGCCATCTGGCCAGGCCACCTTCGGAGATGTAACCCAGGCCAAGGTCAATGCGCGAAACGCCCTCCAGGGGGGGGATACGCAGAAGGCCATCGACGAATCCCGCCGCGCGCTGCAGATGCTGCAGCAACTCAAGGAGGCTGGCGAGAACAGCTACGGCTTCGACGGCGTGGCCAAGGAGTTGGAGGGGATCGCCAACAAGGCTGCGGAGATCGACGCCGGCAACGCCAAGGCGGTGCAGGCAATCAACGAGTCGAGCCTGGAGGATCTCGAACAGCGCATCCAGCGCATCCAGAACGTGCAGGTGTCCTTCGGCCTCAATACAGAGAGTCTGGACGCCCTGCGTGAGCAGATGGAGCAGATCGCCGCTGGTCTCGCCCAGCAGATGGTGATTCCGGTAACCCTACAGGCGCCGGCGGAGATGCAGCCCCCGGGAACGGTCAATCCGCAGGTTAGCTTCCCTGGCGCGGATGCATCGGCCGGCTTCGATGTCGGCGGCTATACCGGCCCCGGCGGCAAGTACGAACCGGCCGGCGTGGTACACCGCGGCGAGCACGTGCAACCGCAGGAGGTGGTCCGTGAGCCCGGGGCGCTGAGCTTCTTCGAGCGCGTCCGGCTCTACGGCTTCCAGAACACCATGCGAGCGCTGCGCGGGCAGTTGGCCAGCGGCTGGCGCGGGTACGCATCGGGCGGCCTGGTGGCGCCGAGGATGGTGCCGAGCATCCCGAAGCTGTCGCCGGCCCTGGCCGCCGGTGGCGGAGGGGAGAGCCTGGGCACCGTGGTGCTGCAGCTGGACGGCAGGTCCTACAGCATGCAGGCGCCGGCCGACCAGTTCACCGCCCTGCACCGGGAGTCCCTGAAGAAGGGGCACCGCCGCGGTAAACCCTGAACCTGGCCCCGCTCTGCGGGGCCTTCTCTTTTCTGGAGCAGCTGAATGTCGCTACCCATGGTCATGCTGGGCGGGGTGCCTCTCGTGCCGCATGCCGGCACGGTGTCGCAGTCCATCACCCCGCTGGGCGGCCCGGAGATTGTCAGGCTGAGCAATGGGGTGGGAGTACCCATGACGCACTGGCAGAAGTCGGCGATCGCGCTCAGCGGCTCGGGCTTCATGCCGCCGGGGCTGGATGGCCTCGACTACACCCAGCCGCTGGAACTGCGCTGCACCAAGCATCTGTCCATCGTCGGCACCGGCACCAGCTTCGTGCTGGCCGGCACGCCCCGGCCGGACTTCGCGCCCTGGGCGCTGGCGCTGGTTGGCCAACAGTGGGTGGAGACGCCAATGGTGCTGGCCGGCGCGAGCGCCACCGTCACGCCGGTGCCCGGGGCGAGCGCGTACCAGGTGTGCTGGATGCCCGTGTTCACCGTGTCGGCGAAGCGCCCGCAGGGCGACATGGACCCCAGCAACAACGTCACGCCACACGGGTGGCAGATCACCTGCGAGGAGCTGTAGATGCTGAACGGCCTGCCACTGAACAGCGCCGCCCTGAATGCGCTCTGGCAGCCGTCCTCCGGTCCCGAGCCTGTCGAGCCGCCGCTGACGCTGGTCTGGGCGGCTCGGGTGAGCCTGGGGGGAGATGACGTGACGGCCCAGCTCACCGGCCAGGTACGGGTGGAGCGGGAGGAGGGCGCGGCGGCCATCGCCGAGTTCAGCCTGTACCTGCCGGCCGCCGGCGTCGACGTGGTCGCCTGGACCGGCAAGCCGGTCGAGATCTATTTCCAGCAGCTGGTCCAGGGCGCCTGGGTGGAGGAAAAACGCTTCAGCGGCTGGCTGGAGCAGCCGACCTACGACCCGCGCAACCGCATCGTGCAGTGCGAGGCCACCGACCGCCTGCAGGATCTGGTCGAGGCCATGCAGGTGGAGGCCATCGACAGCTTGGTGGGTGGGCTCTGGACGGAGGACGTGTTCGAGGCGGTGGACGGTCGCAGTCGCTGGGACTATGCGCAGGAGCGCCTGGGCACGGTGCCGGCCAGCCTGGACCGCTCCGTTGATGGCGTGCTGCGCGTGACGCCCTGGGCGGCCACGTCGCCGACCAAGGTCTTCGGCCCGGGAAGCACCATCGATCAGTCGCTGTCCGTCGAGATCGCGAAGCTGTCCGAGCGAGTCAATCGCGTGGAACTGTCGATCAGCTATCGCTTCAGCCGGCTGCGCGAGCGGCACCAGGCCTACAACTGGCAGCACCCGGAGGTCCTGGGCTGGAACGAGGACGCCGGCTTCTGCCGCTGGCGTCAGGACTCCAGCGAACTGCCCACCACCGACATGGTTGAGAGCGCGCTGGACAGCGCCGGCTACAAGCTGCTGGCCGGGGCAGAAATGCTCCTGCTGCCGCCCACCGGTGTGTACTGCACCCCGCCGCAGGCATGGATCAACAACTACGACAACCTGCTGCTGGCCGCGAACGTGGTCGGCGGCATGCGCTGGGTGCAGGCCATCACCGAGACCTACACGCTCACGGTGGAAGCGCCGGAGAGCGTGGCCCAGGCCGGCGAGGTGCTGCGGCGCGATGGCTCGTCGCTGGAGAGCGAACTGGACCGTGCGGACGAGTGGGAGTCGGAGGAGTTCACCGGGCCCGCCGACGATGCGGTGCAGGACGCCCTCGAGGACTGGGTGGTGGATCTGCGCGAGGACGACCGCCTGGGCGCGAGTGTCCGGTGCCAACTGGCAACGGCCGCCACCAGCATCCTGTCCGCGCACCGGGCCAACCGGGTGTCGTGGCAGGTGCCGACCAGCATGGCGCTGGGCATCGACCTGGTGCACAGCGTGCGCCTGGAGGACCGCTGCCGCGCCGAGGGAAAGGTCTTCTCGATCATCGACGAGCTCGACCTGGGCCAGCAGACGGCGATCACCACCCTGGCCCTGGCGATCAGCCGCGGCGGCGGGGCGGTGAACGATCCGCTGGAACTGCCGGCGCCACCGGACACGGAGCCGGAGGGCTCGGCGCCGGAGCTAGTCTGGTTGCCCAACCAGATCCGCGGCCGCGGCCTCATGACCTACGACGACGCCCTGGACGGCTTCTCGGGCAACTACGACAACCCCGATCCTGGCTCGCCGGCCGAGGAGTTCCCGCGGCGCTACCAGGTGACGGCGCCGGAGGTGCCGGCCGAGCATCGCGACGAGTTCACCGCCGAGCGGACGGCCACCTACCGGGTGGCTGTGCCTGACGACCTGCTGGAGCTGTAGCGATGGCGAATGTGAATCAGCTGAAAACGGACCTCAACCGCCTGCAGGACTTCGTCCGCGAAGGGCGCACGCTGACGCCAGTTGAGCCGCGCGGTGCCAGGCCGTCCACCGCCGGGCGCGGCACCTTCACGCCGCCGACCACGCTCGGCACGGGAGGCATCGCCAGCCCGCTGGTGGAGAAGACCAAGCTGGAGAGCGGCAAGCAGGTGCCCGACCGGGACTACTACCCGGACGGCCTGACCAGCAGCGACGGCCTGCTGATCCTGCCGGCGATCAAGACGATGCGGATGACGGACGCCAACGGCGCTGCCGTCGAGTTCCAACTGGCCAATCCGAAGGGGACGGTATGACGGAACCTGTGTGGGGCTGGCCCTGGCACGGCCGGCTCGACGGCGCCGGCCTGCACCTGCCCAATGGCCAGGTGCTGGGCTCGGTGTTCATGCCCGGCGACAGCCCTTGGCTGACCTACCGGCACCAGGTGCCCGGCGTCGCCCCGGTGCAGCGCAGCGAGGATGAACTGGAAGCCGACCAGGCCGCCGGCCGGGAGTGGCGCAACCAGACGATCCTGTGCGGCCGCGGCTTCAACCTCTACAACCGCGACCTGGGCGGCTGGCTCTACAGCGCGCCGGACGGCAGCAATTGGATTATCAATCTGGAGGGGGAAACGGCCACGCTGTTCGGCGTGCTCGGCGGCAAGAGCGTCATCAAGCCGATAACCGTCACCTGGCCGGCCGACCTGGGACAGACGTCGCCGGCGATCCCGGGCGCGGTAGTGAAGCGGGACAACACCCCGGTGGACGTCTCGCCGGCTGGCCGCCAGGCGGTGCTGATGCTCTACATGGAGGAGCCGGACATCACCGTTCCGCCGGGCACGCGCCCCATCCCGCTGGGGTTCCTGCTGCTGACCGTCACTGGCGACCGGGACGCGCCCTTCGCGGCGACGGCAACCGTGGCGCGCACCAGGGCGCAGACGCTGGGCAGCTACACCGGCCTGGACGAATACACGGGCGAGGTGCGCGAGACGCGCTGGACCATTGGGCCGCCATACCCTCACGACCCGGACGCGCCGGTGGTGGTCGATAGGACGGCTGATTCCGATCCGCCCGGGACGGTGTATGCGGGGACCGATGTAAACGGCCAACTGGGCCGGTACCAGACTCGTCAGGGGCTGCGCACGGACGCCGTGCAGGACAAGATCCTGGCGGTGTGGTTCGGGCCGGACGGCAGCCTGGTGGACTGCGCGCTGGACTTCCAGATTCTATACCAGTGGGACTTCCCGGCGGCCTCGGTCAACGTTGGCCCATCACCCACGTCCATCAACCGGACGACGTCGACCACCACCACCTACTCGCTCACGCTCAAGGTAGGTGGGGAGACTGCGGCGCAGATGGGCGAGGTGGTGGTGCGCACCGAGCGATGGGAGAACCAGGCCGGAACCGTCGAGCAGTCGGAAACCCTGAACGGCGAGGACGTGACCGGCCAGTACAGCCCCATCGCTGGCACCTGGGCGCGCGTCCCGTTCGACTTCCAGAACTGGACGCTGCAGCAGCAGTGCCTGATCCGGGCGCGGCTGCGCCCCTTCGACTGGGTGCGCTACTCGAACAACCTGTTCGGGCTCTACGTCCGGGTTCAGCCGGCAGAGCTGTTCATCCAGCACTACCGCGGCGCCGCGGCTCCGGTCTCCGGCGCGGAGCCCTACCAGGTGCGCCTGGTCGAGTCGGTAGAGCCGAGTTCGATCTTCGGGCCGCTCCGCTTCGGCTCGCTCAACCCCATCACCGGGGAGCACACCGCTCCCAGTGACGGCAACAGCATTTCGACCTGGATGTGACCATGCAGCGCTTCGTGAACAACTTCTTCGCCCAACTCACGGGCGAGCTGGCGGCTGCCGGCACGGTGCTGCCGATATCGTCGGCCGCCGCGGCCCAGCTCCCAATGGGGGAGGGTGACTACTACCTCCTGACGCTGGTCGGCACGCTGGACGCGAGCCAGCAGACGACGGTGGAGGTCGTGAAGGCCACCCCGGGCGCCGGCGGCGCCATCAACATCGAGCGGGCCCAGGAGGGGCTGGCGGCGGTGGACTGGGCGGCAGGGGCCTGGGTGTTCTGCAGCATCACCGCAGGAGCTCTCGGCGGACTGGTCGGCGCCGTGGCTGAGCAGGCCGAGCTGATCGGCCAGCAGCAGGCGGCCATCGAGGACCTGCAGGCCCGCGTCTCCGCCCTTGAGGCTGGTGGTGCTCCAGACGGCGTGCTGATCGATGGCAACGGAAACTACCTGGTCAACGACCAGGGCAACTATTTGAGCGGGGTATGACATGGCGAACGTGCAACACATCGTTACCGGGGCTGGCGCCCCGAGCAGCGCACCGCCGGCGGTGGGCGCGCACTACATCGACACGACCAACAAGAAAACCTACGTCTCCACCGGCACTGCAGCCGCGTCGGACTGGGGGCAGCCGCTGGCAACCGGCACGCTGATCGTGACGGGCACGGCCGCTCCGAGCAGCGCCCCGCCGGCCGTTGGCGCGCACTACGTGAACACCACGGCCAAGAAGACCTACATCGCCGTAGGCACTTCCTCCTCTGCGGACTGGCTGCCGCTGGTGACCGGCGCCGCCTCGGCAGTGGTGACCGGGACCGGGGCGCCAAGTAGTGCGCCGCCCTCGATTGGCGCCATGTACGTGGATTCCGCGACCAATAACGTGTTCGTAGCCACCGGCACGGCCTCGTCGGCGGACTGGGGCAATCCAGTGTTCAGAGGGGATCCCGGCGAGGGTGGTGGTGACGTCAACGGCATCGTCTACACGACGGACTACTTCCTGGGCCCGGATCCTGACGGCGTGACGTTCTCGATTCCGTCGGATCGGCGCATCGTCGAGATGGAGATGCCGAACGCAGACGATACGGGGAGCAACCAGGCAACCCTGAAGCTCGCCCAGATCCCCGTTTCGGAGGATGACCATGAGCTGCTGGTGATCGTCCGGCGCGCCAATGAGGGGAACGCTGCGGAGCTGGTACTGCCGGCCATGGTCGAAACCGGCGGCGGATCCAACGAGGTGTACTACACGGTCATTCCGCAGACGCTGGGTGGCACTGCAGGCACGCTGTTCGATACGACCTGGACCATTCCAATCCCCATCGGCTTCAGCGCGTTCCGCGTGTATCGGCGCTACGGGCGCGCCTATTTCATCGCATCCCTGGCGCAGTAGCGCCCAGCAGCCCCATTCCTGACCTCTGGAGCAGCCAGCCATGCAGCCGGCCTGTATACCCCTGCGCCTCGTTCGGGGCGCCACCTACCGCGACACGCGGCGTTTCATGCAGCCGCGGCGGGAGTATCGCGACATCAGCGCCGTGGAGCCGACGGCGCCGCTCAGGCTGTCGGTGCCCGGCCATGGCCTGGCGGGCGACTGGCTGGCCTGGGTGGCGGGCGTCACGGGGTTCTCGGACCTCAACCGCGCCCCCGGCCGGCAGAGCCCGCACCGCGTCGAAGTCATCGACGACAACACCCTGGAGATCAACGCGATCAGCGGCGTCGGGCAGAAGCCGGTCGGCGGACAGCTGATCTACCAGCCGGCGGTTGACCTGGCCGGTGCCACCGCCCGGCTGGTTGTCCGCGAGCGGGAGGAGGGCGGCGCGGTGCTGCTGGAGCTGGCTACCGGCGCCGGCATCACCGCTGGCGCCCCGGGCACCCTGGTCATAGAGGTGCCTGCAGCGGATACCGCCGCCATCACCTGGATCAACGGCTGGTATCACCTGGATGTCACCTTCCCGGACGGCACCGTCTCGCGCTTCTTCCGCGGCGCGGTCGCCGTCGAGCAGTAGCGAGGTCGGCATGAACGACGCAGCGCAGATCGAGCCCTGGGCGGTGTCGGTCGAGGCCGACAGCGTGCCGGTCGTGCTCGAGCACATCAACGAATACGCGGTCACCGTCGACGCGGCCCCAGAGCTGGTGGTGGTCACGGTAGGCGAGCAGGGCCCTCCAGGCGCGCCAGGAACCGGGCTCAGCGAGTGGCAAGTCAACGAATGGTGAGGAGGCCCCATGGCCCAGGTTCAGTTCTACAAGGTCAGCAGCTTGCCGGGCACGCTGCAGCCCAATGCCTTCTACTACGTGCTCAACGGCGGCTACGCCGAGAGCTACATCACCGACCAGTCCGGTACGGCCAAGGCCCTGGGCAACTCGGCGATGATCAACGCCCTGGTCGGCGATGCCGTCGACGAGGCGGTGGCCACCATCAACGCGCTGGAGATCGTTCCGGATATCGCCGCGCGGGATGCCCTGGCGGCGTCGCTGCAGCGCAACGTCCTGGTGCTGGTGATCGACGCCACGGGCGATCCGTCGGTGGCGGCCGGCTCCGCACTGTACGCCTACGACCATGCCGAGGACACCTTCAGCAAGGTCGCCGAGTACGAGTCGATGGACGTGGTGGTGCAGTGGACCAGCATCACCGGCCGCCCGACATCGTCGCCGGCGCAGATCGACACCGCCGTCAGCCAGAGCCACACCCACGCCAACAAGGCCACCCTGGATCTGCTCGGCGCTGGCGCCGACGGCCTGACCTACGACGGTGAGCCGGTCAGCAGCAGCTGGTCGACGCTGAACTGGTGATGCCATGGCTGTCGTCCTGCACCACAAGGTCGTCGCCAGTCTGCCGGCGGAGCTGGAGCCGAACAGCATCTACTTCGTGCGCCGCGGCGCCGGGTACGACCAGTTCGTCACCAACGCCTCCGGCCTGGTGGTGGCCTATCCCATGAACCTCTCCGTGCCTGAGCTGGCCGTGGTCCTGGCCGATGGCCAGCTGGCCCGCATGCCGCTCGACGCGCGCGGGGAGATACCGATTCAGCTGGCGGACGGCTCGCTATCGAGCGTGCCCGCCATCGGAGGCCCTTATGGCTGAGAAGAAACCACTGAGGTTCATCCTCGATGAGCTGGGCAATCCCGTGCGCCTGGGTGAATTCCAGGCCGGAGAAACCCTGCCGAAGGCGGTGTTGCCGGCCCTGACGGCGTCGGACGTCGGCGCCGATCCCGCTGGCGCCGCGGCTTCAGCCGCAGCAGCCGTCGCCGCGGACAACGATGCACGTCACTGGATGGGGCTGTGAAATGACGCCGAAGAACTGGAAGCTGACCGCCTACACGAACAACACCTGGACCGACGTCGTCGGCGAGACCGCCATCCTGGCCTCGATCCTGGTGGCCAACACCGATCCGGCCAACGCCATCAACGTGCAGCTGCGGCTGTCCGGCGGCGCGGTGATCCTGCCCGCCAGCTCGGTGCCGGCGTCGAGCAGCTACGCCCTGGACCTGCGTAGCCTGAACATCACCACCGGCGAGACGCTGCAGTTGCAGGCCTCCGCCGCCGGCATCAACGCCATCGCGTCCGGGGCGGTGTGACATGGGCGCCGCACTGAAACCCCTGCTCAAACGTGTGGCCGTGGGCAGCCCGGCCGCGTTGCCCACGCTGGACCTGGACTTCCTGGCCCAGTCCTACAAGGTGTCCGACGGCGCCGGCGGCATGAACAGCGTCGCCTTCGCCGACCTGGTGGCGTTTACCCGGTCGGGCGCGGCCTGGCGCTTCAACGCCTCCGGCGTGCTGGAGCAGGTCGCCGCCAACCAACCCCGCTTCGACTACGACCCGGTGACGCTGGCCCTGCGCGGGCTGCTGATCGAAGAGCAGAGGACCAACCTGGCTACCTATTCCGATGACTTCAGCAACAGCGCCTGGGTGAAAGGTACGCTCACCACGGTTTCCTCATCTGCTGTCGTCTCGCCCGCCGGCGGTACGATGCAGAAGCTGATTGAGACGACCGAGAATGACCTGCACTCCGTTTACCAGAGCAAGACGGTAGCCGTTTCCACTGCCTATGCGCTGTCGTTCCACATGAAGCAGGGGGAGCGGCGATACGTTGCTCTCGCCATCGGCACGTCAAGGACTCAAAGTGCTGTAGCTGTCTTCGATCTACAGGCTGGCGCTGTGGTTCGGACCTATACCGCCGGGAATACGTTTGTCTTTACTGCCGCCGGAATCATCAACTGTGGCAACGGAATTTACCGACCTTGGGTGAGTGCCACTACCCCGTCAAGCGGCACTTCGGCGATTCCCGCGATTTGGCTGATTCCCGATAGCCTCGTAAATACCAACATCCCGACCTACACCGGGGACGGCACTTCAGGCGCCTATGTGTGGGGTGGTCAGTTCGAAGCAGGAGCTTTCCCAACGAGCTACATCCCCACCACAAGTTCACAGGTAACCCGCGCTGCTGATGTGGCGAGCGTGAATATGCTGAGTCCTTGGTACAACCCTGCCGCTGGTGCTGTATATGCCGAGTGGGATGCGTCTGGTGGGCTAGCGACGAATAGCCCTGTGTGGGTTCTTCAGGGCAGCGGGACGAACATCATTCGTCAGCGTGCCGAAGCTGCTCGGCCGCTCTTCGATGTCTACACCGACGGAGTAGCCCAGGCTTCGATTTCCGTCGGGGCTCCGGTAGTGGCCGGAGTGACGCGAAAAACTGCCGCTGCCTGGATGCTCAATTCATTTCAGGCTGCTGCTGATGGGAGTCTTGGCGCTCCGGATGTTTCGGGCAGCATCCCGAGCGTCACGCAATTGGCCTTCGTCAAGGCGAATGTCACCGCTGCGTCATTCAACGGCCACATCCGCCGCGTCCGCTACTGGCCCCGCCGGCTGTTCGACAACGAACTGCAGAGGATCACCGCATGATCGACTACTACCTTCGCGCCGCCTCTGCTCAGGACCTGGAGCAGGCCCTGCTGGCGGCCGGCGCCGCCTCGCTCGACGACGGCCAGTTGGTTCCGGCCCAGGGCATCGCTCTCGACATCATCGGCACCTGGTACGACCTGCCGCGGGAAGAGGGGGCCGAGCCGGTGGCGCGCCCGGGATACTACGCCAACGTCAGGTCGGAGGCGCCTATCACCTGGCCGGCCGGCATAGCACTGCCCGAACCGGAAACGCCCTGGCGCACCTGGGCCTAGCCCGCACCATCTCAACAAGCCCGCCACCTGGCGGGCTTTTTCATTTCTGGAGAACCGCATGGAACTGATTCAGGTGCGCCGCTCGATCATCGAGCCGGCGCTGTCGCTGCTGCCTGCGCGGATGAACAGCCCCCAGGCCATGGCGATGCTGCTGGGCATTGGCCTGCAGGAGTCGCATTTCGAATACCGCCGCCAGCTCGGCAACGGGCCCGCCCGGGGGTTGTGGCAGATGGAACGCGGTGGCGGCGTACATGGCGTGCTCCGGCATGAGGCCTCGGCGAAGCTCGCCGCCGGCATCTGTGCCCAGCGCGGCGTTGAGCCGACCGACCAGGCGGTGTGGCAGGCGATCGAGCAGGACGACGTGCTGGCTGCCGCCCTGGCCCGGCTGCTGCTCTGGACCGATCCGCAGCCGCTGCCGGCGCTCGGCGATACCGCCGGGGGCTGGGCGCTCTACGCCCGCGTGTGGCGCCCCGGGACGCCCAGGCCGGTCGAGTGGCCGGCGAACTACCTGCGCGCGGCAGGGGCTGCAGCATGAGCGGCCTGCTGACGAAGCCCCTGGCCCTGATGCTGGCCGCTCTGCTGCTGGTCGCCGCCGGCGCCGGCCTGGGTGTGCGGCTGGCCGACTGGCACTACCGTCCCCAGCTCGATGCAACTGCCGGCCTGCTGGGCATGTGCAAGTCGGCGCGAGACAACCTGGAGTCCCTGGTGGGCCAGCAGAACGCGGCCATCGCCGGCCTGGCTGATCAGGCCGAGCAGCGCCAGGCGAAGGCTGCCCAGGCCGTGGCCGATGCCCAGCAGCAGGCCGGCCAGCACTTCGCTGCCGCGCAGCGGCTGCAGCAGGAGCACGCCGACGGTGAGCAGTGCGGCGCCACCGAAGTAGTTATTGATCACGAACTGGGGCTGGGCAACTGAGTCTTCAGCAGGAATAGTTCCCACAGGCCGGGGTGCATACGCCTGTCTCCGGCCTCCCACTGCTGCCAGGTTCGCAGGCTGCTGTGCACCAACGCAGCGGCTGCCGTCTGAGATAGGCCGACCGCCTTGCGGGCGGTGAGAATTTCTGCGGGATCAGGAGTAGCGCTGCTCATGCTCGTCCCGGTACGTGGCTCACGTGCTGGCCAACTGCTTCCTCTGCGCGCACTTCGCTGAGCAGGTCTTCGGCGACCGGATCGGTAGCGCCGCCGCGCTGGCGGTGCGCCTGATACCAACTGATCACAAGACCGGCGACATTGTCCTCGGGGCCGTCGCGCAGCAACTCGACGGGCAGCCCGCTGGCGGTACAGATGCGTTCAATCACAGCCCAGTCAAAACTCACGCTGCCGTCGGTCTCGCGCGCCAGGCGTAGGTCGGAGAAGTCAAGCTCTTCGGGGATCGCCACGCGGGCGATTTGCTGCTGCATGTAGGCCTCCACGGCGCTAGCGATGTAGTCGGTGAGCCGCATGCCTGCGGCCCGTGAGGCGCGAACCCAGCGCCCTTTCGTGGCCGCCTGGACTCGCAGGTGAATCAGGGATTCGGTCATGGTTCGGCCCAACGAAAAGCCCGGCAGGAGCCGGGCTTGATGATCAGCTGACCCAGTTCCAGGGGCAGCGGTCCCAGGCGTCCATGCAGAAGACGTTAACGTCGTCCTTCAGGCTGCGCGCCGCGTCGTAGTCGGACTCATCATCGATCTCGACGACAACCGAGTAGGTGCTGTCGGCCTCGTTTATCTCGATCTCGGCACCAGGGAAGTTCTCGGCCAGTTCTTCGGCGATCCACTCGCGGTAGCCTTCGGCGTCGGCTTCCGAGCACTCGGCGCCGAAGTTGTAGTGGCTCTGGCCGTTCAGAGTGATCTTGGTGATTGCGGTCATGATGTTGCTCCTATCAGGAAGCCCGGTTCCGCCGGGGCGGTGGTCGGCGTTTACGCCTGCCATGGGTGTAGAATACGCTCAATGAGCGTATTTGCAAATCTTTTTGCGAGGACCACATGCGTTCGATGATTTTGATTTTTGCGGTCGCGCTGGCGGGATGCGCCGGCCGGCAGGAAGCCGAGCCGCGCACGGTGCGCGTAGAGGTGCCGGTGGCGGTGCCCTGTCGGGCGCCGGCGGTACAGGAGCCGACTTGGGCCACGGCGAGCTTGCAGAAAGGTGACACGCTGCAGACCAAGGTTCGGGCGCTGCTGGCAGAGCGGCAGCAGCACCTGGGCTACGAGGCGCAGTTGCGTGCCGCGGTGCAGGCCTGCCAGTAGGGTATGATGCCGGCCTCGATCAACAGGAGGTCGGCATGCTCATCATTCGTCAGGGCACTTTCTCTCGGCTTCAGCTGGAGCGCATGGTCGGCAAGGCGGGCAATTTCGGGATTTGGGAATACCACGTGTCGGCGAACTCCGACATGTTCCCCGGCTACGCGGCTGGTCGCCATGCCGCTATCTCCCCGGCGGAACCGAAAGAGGGACAGGAAGTTGAAGCATTCGTCATGCTCCGATCCAACTCCCCGCAGGAGGAGTGGCGGCCGGCAGGAAAAGGCGTCGCGGAGTACCGCTGAATGCTCGGTAGACTCGGCGCAAAACCACCCCTGGAGCCCGCGTGGATACGTTTGCGAAACGCCGAAAAGTGGTGTGTTTTGCCTAGTCAAAATGGTACGATTTCCAAGCTAAATCAAAGGCTTGGATTGGATATGTCCGCTGTATGGGGTGCAAGGGGTCGAGTGTTCGAATCACTCCGTCCCGACCAAAAATCCCTAGAAAATCCAGTCACTTAGCGGTGACTGGATTTTTTTATGCCCGGCGGTTTTGTGGGGCTCGGGAATTTTGCCCCACTTTTTGCCCCACCGGAAAATACAGAGATTCCTGCGCCTTCTTTCAGTCATGGAGAAGGGGAGGTGGCGCATCCTCTGGATACAGGCTTAGGTTGGGCATCCAAGGCCTAGTGGTAATGCTTGGGAGGGGCTGGTTGCGTCCAGCAGCAGGCTAGGCGAGCAAGGTGCATAGCGCCATCGCGCAGGTTGCAGGCCCGCATGCAGGAGCTGCCCCCCGTTCCGTCGTCATTTGCACCCCGTTCTGCTGTGAGCTGCACCCCGTGGCATCCACGGGGTGCATCAGGTTCACCCCGTTCATTTTGACGGGGTGCAGGGGACTCACCCCGCTCCATGACGAGGTCGTAGCAGACTGGAACATGGTCCCGGCGGGTGATGTAGGCAGCGGCAATCGCCTAGTTGCCCGGCACGATGATGCCCAGGTCCTCCAACAGGCGGAGCTTGGTCTGTACGGTGCGCTCGGACAGAGCGTGCCGCGCGCCTCTGCGATGCGGCCCTGCACCTTGCTCGACACGCTAGGGCCTTTCTATTCACGCAGTGCCAGGGCTGGCGAAGCCTGGGGACATTCGTATGAGGAATCAAATCATGACTGAGCCGGCCTCGACTGCAGTTGGCGGGATCGCGCTCTACAAGCTCGGCGTCCTTGGTTTCTTCGCTTTCCTGGCCGTCATCCTAGTGATGGCAATGGCCCTGCCGAAGACGGTGCGGGAGTACGACACCATGCTCACCGGCATGGGCGCGCGGCGTCACCGGCTCCCCCCAGGTATCAGTTTCGGAGTCCTTCCGCCTCACGTAGATCTTATGGCTCAGTTGGCCATCGAACGGGATCGATATCACTTGTTCGTGGTCGTCAACCGGTGCTGCAGTGCCGGAGATTTTTTCTCCTTGGTACGATTCCAGATGTCAGTTATATCTTTCTGA